CGCGCATGTTCGGAATGTCGAGCCCGAGCTGCTTCTGCAGGTAGTCGAGCAGGCGGTTCCGCTGCGTGGCGGCCGTGACGCGGCCGTTGGTCGCCTGCGCGATCTCCATGTCGTGCCGCTCTTCGCCTTGGCGAGGAACTGCACCGCGGCGGCTGCGAACTTCGCATCGAACCCGAAGCCGCGCTCGTTGATGAGCTGGTCGACGTGGTAGAAGCGGAGGTTCTCGCCGGAGTAGTTGTGCTGCGCCAGCTTGCGATAGTCGGCGCGCAGCGAGTCGGTGTCGCGCACCGCGTAGCGCTTGAACGTCTCCCACAGCTCCGGCTTCTCGTGCGGAAGCCAGAACGTGCCGTCGTCCTTCGGCACGCAGAATACCTGAATGAGATCGTGGCCCTCGGCCATCTTCTGCTCTTCGGCGGCGACCTTGAGCACGAGCCCGAGCAGATCAAGCGAACCGGGCAGGCCGTGCGCGTAGGCTTGGCTCATCGTGCAGCGCCAGCGGTAGATGCTCGTGCTGATGCCGAGCGCGTGACGCACGATGTTGCGATCGAACTTCGCGCTGTGCGCGATCAGCGGGACGCGATCGTCGCGCAGGATGTCGTCGAGTTCGTTCGGGATCCGCACGTCATCGAGCGCATCCCAGCACTGCGTGGGCCGGTCACCCCGGGCCCACGTCGCGATGATGCACTCCGCGTCGCGCGTATACCGATCAGTTCCGTAACTGATCGGTGTACGGCTGCGCGTCTCCGTGTCGAAGAAGACCGGGTCCATCAGATGTCGTCAGTTCCACTCATCGGCGGCACCGAACTGCCAGCGGCCACGGGGGTCATCGTGCCGTGGTCCTTCGTCGGTGCAGCCGGCGGCGCGGCCGGCGGCGCGGCCGGCGGCGCTTCCTTGTACTGCACGATGTTGACGTTGTCCGCCGTCTCGCCGATCGCCACGAGCAGTCGTCCGGACTCGGGCGAGCGGATCGGTGCGATCGCCTCCCACACGTCGGAGATATTGTTCGCGATGAACACCTCCGTCACGCGTCGCAGGGTCGGCGCCGGCTTGCCGTCCTTCAGTGTGACGCCCTCGACGTTGTCGACGACGATTTGAAATGCCTTCATGGTCTCGCATCCTGTAGGTTTGAAAGGTGAGCGCGGCGCGCGCGTTTTGCAATGGCGGCCGCGAGTACGTCGGGCCGGTCCGGCCGGGCGCGACCCAGACTGGGGGGCGGCTGACGCAGCGACTGCAGGTAGGTCTTGTCGTCCGGAACGGTCGCGGCCTTCTCCTGATAGCCGGCGAGGATCCAGCGCTCGCGCATGTCCTTCTGCCGCCCGTCGACCCGCGGGTTCTTCCGCAGGCGTTCGAGCTGCCCGAGGACGAACAGGACGAGCCGCCCGTGCGGCGTGTCCATCCGGCCGCGGTCCGCGAAGTTGCGCCGGACGTTGAGCCGCTCGCTGCGGTGCTGCCGGATCATCGGGTCGAGAAGTGTGATCGTGCTCATGTGGTCTCCGTGGTTCGTGAATTCGCCCATCTCCCGCGGCTGCGCGTAGTACCCTTTCAACCAGAGGGTAGTTTTTCACGAGCGCGACCCGTTGGCCGCGCAGCCGCGGGCGGGACTCAGTTAGATAAGGCCGTCCGTGTCGTCGCTCCCGGTCGGCGCCTCGCCGTCCGCCTCGCCGCTGTCGACGAACTCGTCCGCGCTCGCAACGCGACCGCCGCCGCTCAAGCGCTCCTCGTGGCGCGTGAACTTGAAGCCCATCGGCTCGGCGTTGATGCGCTTGCCGTACTTGTTCTCCTGCGCCCAGATGTTGATCGCCACCTGCGCGATGCAACCGCTGTACACCGCCTCGGGATGTGTCGGATCCGTGACCGCACGACCCTTGCTGTCGTACGCGTTCGGCTTCGCCGCGTTGTTCGAGCTGACGTACAGCTTGCCAGCATAAGCGGCCTGCCCGGCCTTGCTGACGTCACCCTTGTGCAGGCAGAGCCGATCCTGCGCGGCGAGGGTCTTCAGCACCTCCTCCGCCTTGTCGCCCCACTTCTCGACGGCGCACTCGCGAATCGCGCGCTGCAGCGCGGCCTTGAGCGTGATCTTCTCGCCGTTCGGCAGCGGCACCTTCGGCTCGTACGGCTGCTCCGCCGTGAAAATCATGTGCGACCCGTACGACTTCTTCCCGTCGTCGCCCTCGTACGCCTTGAAGACGTACGCGTAGCTCAGCCGGACGTTGGTCATCAGGACGATGTGCTCTTTCTTCTCAGCCATGTTGAATCTCCTCGTGACTCGATGGTTTGCTTAGTGGAACTCGGGCTGTGTGATCTTGACCGCCGGACGCTTGTCGCTCTCCGGGGCCAGTGACAGGCCGCCCTCCGCCTGAATTACGACGTCGGCGACCGTCTGGTAGACATCCTTGCCGAGCAGTCGTTCAACCGCGGTCGGCGAGATGATCTGCGCCGGCTCGTAGAGCTGGTCGGGCGAGAGCAGGAGATCGAGCGCCTGCTCCGCAGCGGCCTCGTCGCGCCACGCGCGGGCCCCCTTCTTGCCCTGCACGACCTTCTGACCCTTGAGCTGGTGGCCGAGCAGCGCGCGCCGCAGCGCTTCTGCGCGGATATCCTTGCACCAGCCCTCGATCTCGTCGATGCGGCGGACCGAGTCGGCGATGTCGTTATCAGTGAGGACGCCGGGCTCGACCTTGTCGCCGGCCAGCGTCTCGAACATGTCTTTGACGCGGTTCGAGCGCGCAACGCAGGAGCCGCGCACCGGGCACCACTCGCACTGCTTCGGCCCGGGAGTGAGATGCTTCAGCACCTCCTCGCGCGGCGCGTCGAGCAGGGCGAGCGCCTTCTGCCCGGCCTCGGCGAGATCCGCGGCGCGCGCCTTCACCTGCTCGGGCGTGTAGGTGTGCGCGTCGTAGTGGCTGATGCGCGGCTGGTGGATGACGAACTTGAGTCCCTTCCAGTCGTCCATCAGCTCGAACTCGTCGAGGAGCCCGGCGAGGTACAGGATCCCCTGCTCGTTGTCCTCGGCGTCGACCTTGTTGAAACCGAACTTCGCGTCGTGAACTTCGAGCAGCTTCTCGTCGTGGTTCAGGATCGCCGCGTCGGCGGTACCCTTCTCGCCTTCGACACCGAGCACGCGCGAGGTGTCGATCCTGCGCTCGTACATCTTCGTACCGTGCACGCGTCGCACGCCGCTGACGTAGGTGCGGACGTTCTCGACCATCTCGGCGGTGACCTTGAACGAGAAGAGCGCATTCGTCGACTCGCCGAGCAGCACCAGCTCCTCGTCCGAATCGTGCGCCTTGATGATGCTCAGCGTATCGCCGAGGAACTTCTCGGGCTCCCAGTCTCGCGACAGGCACTGCTCACCGATGTAGTGCTGCACCGTGCCGAGCGCGGCGTCCTTGCCGCTTTTGTCGACGATGTCCCTGCACATGGCGAGGGAGCCGACGCAGCGACCCCAGCGATGCGCGCCGGAAGGGCTGAGTCGCGAGTGTGATCCGCTCACTTGAGATCCCTCGGCCCCTTGGCCCGTTCGGTGATTCGCCAGACGGTGGACGGCGCGATGCGGCGATCGACCGGTAACGTGTGCCGCTCGCGCACGTCTTTGGGTTTGATCGGGTCGCCGAAGTTCAATCTGCACTCAGGTCTCGGTTGCATGGTTCGTGTCTCCTGTGTTGACCCTGCGTCGGGGCGGCGAAGTTGTCCCGTGTTTGTCGCGTTTACCGCGCGTGCCACTATGGGTTTCGCTCTCCGCCCCGACTCAGGAACCGGTTAGATCAACGAGTCTTCGGCCGCCGCAGTCTGGGCCGGCGCGCTCAGCTTCGCGGCCTCCGCCATCACCTCAGCGTACTGCTCGGGCTTGAGCCCCGAGATCCGCTCGGCGCCGAACTTCTTGAGCAAGTCGGTGACGCCCGCGCGGTTCGTCTTCGCGATCGCCATGAGCGTGTCGGTAACGGTCTTCGCGGTGGGACCGGCAGCGGCAACGGGAGCTGCAGCGGCGGGCGCGGCGGCCTTCGTCTTCGCGGCCTTCGCGGGCTTGGCTTCGGCGGTTGCAGCCGCGGCCGGGGCAGCGGGCGCGACCGCCTGACCGGCGAGCGTGCTGAGTGCGGTCAGGATCGCCTTCGTGTTGGCTTCGACAGCGGCGGTGTGGGCAGTGAGTGCGTCTTCGAGTGACATTGACTTCTCCAGTCGTGGTTAGTGATCGCGTCCGACCGCGGTCAGCGCCCCGGGGATCCCGGTGCCTCCCGCAGCAATTGATGTGGCGTGAGCCGCGCCCATGAACGCCTCGATGTACCGGGCGACTTGCGCCTCGGACGGGCCGGCGATGCTCACGAAGAATTCGTGCCCGGTGTCGCGGTGCCGGAGGACGTAGGCGATCATGGTCCGCTTCGCCTCGGCGTCATGCTCCGACTCGCTGTGCTCGCACGTCCAGTTCGAGAGCTGTTGCTGCTCGGCGGCCGGGGGCGTGGTCTGTGCTTCGTCTGTCATGGGTCAGGCATCCTATCAGGTTTCGAGACGGTTGCAACTACTCCGCGCGATCGCGGGGAATGTGGACGACGCGCGGCTGGCGGGAGCCGTCGACTTCGACGCTGGGCAGCTCGTGCACCTTCGAGCGCGCCTCGGGCTTCGGGGGCAGCTTCGGCAGGTTCGGCGCTGTCGCCAGCGCGAAGGCGAGCGTCGCGCAGAACACGAGCACCAGCCCGATGATGACTTCGTAGAACGGCTCGATGTTCTTCTCGCGCAGTCGTTGCAACTCGTCGTTGTTCAGGTAATCCATGTCCGGCCCTCCCGGTGTTTTGAGTCGGGTTCAAGTTGAATAGGGAACTCGATCGTAACGGCTTCGTACACCGTGCGCAAGTGCGTCGGATGGCGCTCGACCGTCACCGTGTTCGTGATCGTGTCGCCGAGCGGAGAGCGACGCTTGCGCGTCATGCTGAACCGTGGCGACTTCACTTGTACGCCTCGATGATATGCGCGTTCCGGTGCAGCTTGTAGTACCCGGTACCGACGCGCACCGCCGTTGCGATGCCGAGGTAGCCGTCACCGTTGTACGCTTCGACCGCGTCCTCGATTGACGTCATCGGGACGCCGAAATGCGCCGCGGCCTGCTTCAGCTTCGCCTCCTCGCCGGGCGCGGCGCCTTGGCGCTTCGCGGCCCAGTTAAAGAGTTTCTGCGGGTCGACGACTGGTCTCATCTCACACGGCTATTGAGTTACTGGTCACGGGCAGTACGGCTTGGCGCAACCGAAGCCGCCGTAGCTGCAGCTCGGCGGCTTGCCGTTGGGGCAGGTGCCGGCGTGCGTGCTCGGGCCGATCGGCACGGTGCCGCAGGCGCCGAGCGCCAGCGCGAGCGCGGCGGCTACGATCGGCACGAGGCTTCCGTGCGTAGTAACGGCGCGTGGCGGTTCCGTATGCACCGCGCACAAACCGTGGTGAACCGCACGCCCCGGGCAGCGGACCGTGTGGACCTTGCCCGGCACCGGGACGATCGCCCGGCAGCGGATCACTTCGCCCGGGACGCGCGCGGAGGTCACGACTTCCTCCCCGAGCTGCGGAAGCAGCCGAGGTAGGTGATGTCGACGCCCGTCATCGGGCGGCCGCTCGGGCGCACGAAACGGTTCTGGCGGAAGGCGCGATTCGCGGCCTTCGAGGTGCGGACGTTCTGCATCTGGCAGAGTTCGGCGTGCTGGTTCTGTGAGGACATGGTCGGTTGCTCCGTGGTTAGTAGACAGCGTTCGGGTGGAGGAGGTTGAAGGGCTCCATCTCGTGGAACTGGGCGATCCGGGCGGAGGCCGCGCGGGCCGCGCCGCGCGCGACGCTCTGGCCCGCGTCGCGACGGTCGCCGTTGACCATCGCGGTGAGCACGACCAGCGAGTCGTGCGGCCACGTCACGGGATCCTGCTCATGCAGGACGCCGCGGACCATAGCCGCAATCGTGATGTCGAGATCCTCTTCGGTTTGCCAGCCCATGACGCTCACCCGCGAAACGCGCGGCGCGAGTCGCCCCGCGCCTTCATGAAGTAGTCGTAGCAATCGGCTAACAGCTTCATCTCCGCGTTGCCGACGCGACCCTGACCGCGCGGCGCGTACTTGCCGTAGCGGATCGTCGGGCGGTAGTTGCCGGCGGCGTTCAAGAGATCAACGAACTTCGCGAAGCCCGTGCGGTTCGCGCAAATGCCGTCGAGAATCTCGATAGCGATCCAGCGACCTTCGTTCTTCGTGCCGTCGAAGTTCAGCTCGGCAGACATGCAACCCATCATCACCTGATCAGGGGTGCGATCGTAGATGGCGAGGACGTTGGGGAGGGCCATGACTTGCTCCGTGGTTCGTGGTTTCGATCTCGACGGCCCAACTATACCGAAGCCCCGACCGCCATGCAACCCCTCCGTGAGCGTTCCCCGGCCACCCGCTGCCACAGCTCCGGGGGCACGATCGCCAGCTCCGGGGCCTCCCGGGCGATGGCGTCCTGTGGCCGCATTAGGCGGCGCGTACGGGCACTGTCGGCGGCCGAGTGCTTGGACACCGACCCGCCCCACGAGACCAGCCCGCGGTACCGGGCGTTCTGGAGGATGCCCCAGACGGTTGCCGGGTACCAGACTCCGCCCCGAGGCGCCGGAACCCCCGTTCTGTTAAGTTCGGCCGCCACCCCGGCCGTGGTCAGGCCACCGGCGTAGGCTTCATAGATCCGACGCACTACGGCGGCCTCAGACGGGCTGACGACCCCGGGGCTCGCATAGCCATAGGCTCGGCCCCCGGTGCTGGCGCCGGCCAGCGCGCGGCCTTCCATGCCCCGTCTGGTGCGGTAGCTGATCTCGCGCCGCTGGTGCTCGGCCAGCGCCGCCTTGATCTGGAAGACGAGCCCCCAGCCGTCCCGGCGCGTGTCGTCGCCGACGCACGTCAGGACATTGATGCCGAGGTCTTCCAGCTCGGCCGAGCGCTGGCCGCTCTCGGACCGGTTGCGCCACAGCCGGCTGAAGTCCTCGACCAGAATTACCTCGTACGTGCCGGCTCGCGCTGTTTGGAGAAGCGACTGATAGCCGGGGCGCTCTGAGGTACCGCCGGAGATGCCGCGGTCCTCGAACCGCGCCACGACCGTCAGATTGTTTGCGAGCGCCAAACGTTCACAACCGCGAAACTGGTCCTCGATGGATGCCTCGCGTTGCTCCGTGGTGGAGTAGCGGGCGTAGACGGCGGCGCGGATCATCACCAGCTCCCCGAGGCGCCGCCGCCGTCGAACGATCCGCCGCCACCCGAGAAGTCGGGCGTGGAGAGCGCGGACGACGTGTCGGCGACACTGAGCGCAGAGCTGAGCGTGCTCGCGAGCGCGAGGTTCGTCGACAGCGTGTCGTCGCTGGCGCTGTCCTCTTCACGCTTGCGCGCCGCGCACGTCGGGCAGCGCAGCGGGTGCAGGTCGCGGTTGTACTGCGTGTGGCAGATGGGGCACTTGACGATCATGACTTTCTCCCGTGGCGGTTGATCAGCGTGTTGGCGACTTCGCGGATCGACTCCAGCGCGATCGGGCAGTCGCTGTCGCGCATGACGTCGTTCGCGATGAACACGATCCGGTTCAGGCCGCCCATGAGATCCTTGTCGCGCTCGATCGCGGCGCGACGCTTGGCGGTCGCCTGCCGGCGGGCGGACCGGAGGCCGCGCACGGCCTCACGGTAGTGAAGGGGCCAGCGGTCGGGGCTCACTTGCGTGTCTCCTCGATCAGGATGAGTTCGGACTTCGCGCGCGTCGCGGCGACGTAGCAGAGGTTCATCTCCTGCTGCACCTGCCACTCCTGCTTCGCCCACTTCGACGGGCACTGCGAGCTGTTGAGCCAGTACACCCGGGCGGCCTCCAGACCCTTCGCCTTGTGGATCGTGGCGAGCGTCACCGAGGCGACCGCGTCGGAGAAGAGGCTCTCGATCAGCGCGAGCAGCGCCGGCACCGTGCGGTTGGTCTCCTGCAGCGAGGCGATCAGGAACATGATCGCGTCGCACCGGTCCTGCGCGGCCTCGGCCTTGGCTTCCTGCTTCTTCGCGATCGCCTTCTCCACCTCGCGGTTCGTGTACACCTGCAGCCGCTCGGCCAGCGCGTCGATACCCTTCGCGTTCAGCTTCTTGATCAGCGAGGCGAGGCCGGCGCCGATCTCGCGGCCCATGATCTTCGCCGGGATGCGCGACTTCATGCAGCGGTACGCGAGGCTCACCAGCGGCTTCGTGGTGCGGCAGACGATCAGGTCGCCCGCGACGAAGTCCTCGACCTTGAACTGGTCGCCCTTGAACGCGACCGAACCCTCGGCGGCGCCCTCGGCCGGCTCGATGTGCGACACCCACTGCTGGGCGAACTTCACGACCGCCTGCGGGCAGCGGTAGCTGACGGTGAGCGGCAGGCGCTTGCAGTTGAACTCCTCGGCGATCAGGTTCATCGAGTTCGAGTCGGCGCCGCGGAAGCCATAGATCGCCTGCGCCGGGTCGCCGACCGCGATGACGCGCGAGCCGGGCTTCATGATCTTGCGGAGGATCGCGCGCTGGATCGCGTTCGTGTCCTGCGCCTCGTCGACGAAGATCACGTCGAACTTCGGGAGGCTGATGCCGTCCTTGACCGCGAAGTAGAGCATGTCGTCGAAGTCCACCATCGCGGAGGCGTTCGACGTTTCGAGCAGCGCGCGGGCGATCGCGATCGCGCGGCCCCACTCGGCGCGGTCGTTGTCGAGTTCGAGCGCGTGGTGCTCGGCGATGTCGGACCAGTTCTGCTCGGTGTCCTCGATCAGGCAACCGATGCCGGCCTGCCGCGCGAGGCGTACCAGACGGTCCGCGAAGGCGCCGTACATGCGGCGCTCGATGTCTTCGAGCGCACCGTGGTCGACGGCCTCGTCGATCAGGATGCGCAACTTGTTCGACTCGGCCTGCTTGGCGCCGCGGGCGCGGAGCACCGGGCTGTAGCAGAGGCTGTGGAAGGTGCGGGCGTTGACGCCGCGCTTCTCCAGCTCGGTCTGGATCGCCTTGCCGAAGGCGAGGAAGATCGCGCTCGCGCCGAACGGCACGCGGCGGATCGCCTCGACGAGCGTGGTCGTCTTGCCGGAACCGGCGACTGCCTCGACGATCGCGTTGCCCGCGCTCTCATCCTCGACGAAAGCGTAGATCGCCTGCTGGTAGGGGGAAGGAATCATGGCCGTGCCTCGTGGTCAGTGGTTTCGGTACGGGGCCTATTTGACCAGAGCGCCGCGCTGGCGTCAACCGGCAAAATAGGCCCCGCCGAATCAATCACTTACGAGTCTTCGCCTTCAGGGGCGCGTTGAAGTACCGGGCGAAGATCCGCGCCACCCGCTCCCGCTGCATGCGGTCGAGCGCTTCGAGCGCGGACTGCTCGGCGCGCCCGATTGACCGGATGCGCGACGCCGCGTCGATGTCCGAGACGGGCAAAGCCATCGTCCGGTTAGTCGCGAAGAACTGCTCCGCGGCCTGCTTGCGCTGCGTAATCGCGTCGAGATGCTCCCGCTGGTGCACCACGCCCGACGCGATCAGTTCGCGCATCGCGCCGTGACGTGCCGTGTCCTTCAGCATGTTGTAGATGCACCATTGCCAGCAGAAGACCTCGGCGAGCTGAACGCAGAAGTCCTCGGTGATCTTGTGCCCGGCGCCGAACATCAGCTTCCACTTGTTGAGCTGACCTTCGCACGCGCCATTCCGCTTGATCGCCGCCGTCGTCAGTGTCCGTGCCATGTGATTCTCCAGAGTGTGGTTGAGGTAGCCGATCGACGCTTAGTTGCTAGGCACCTCCCACTTCTCGGTCTTCACCGGCAGCGGCACCGCCGCCAGTGCGGCCATGTAGACTTCGAGCGCTTCGGGCACGCCGCGGATCTCATCGACGTTGATGTCGTAGCGGAGCAACCCCTTGCGGGTGAAGCGCTGCTCGATCTTGTGCAGCAGGAGATTCGAGCGCGCGTCGCGATCGCCCGCACGGAACATGCTCTCGGACGTCGTGAAGTAGTGCGTCAGGATCTCGCGCTCGAACGGCGTTGTGTGGCGCACGTCCTCGTGAGAGTAGACGCGCGGCATGATGTCCATCGGTCCCGGGAACTGGCACTTGAGCGCCGTGCTCTCGTCGATGACGATGAACGGCGCCCGCGGCGTGCGGTTGTTCAGGTCATCGAGCCGTTCATGCAATGCGCGGATCTCCCGGTCGCGATCATCGAGCGCCCGGCTCTGCTTTGAGATGACCGCGTTCGCCTCTTTGTTCAGCTTGATCACGCGGTGCGCCTCGGCATTCGCAGCGTCGCGCTGCGCGATCGCGTCGGCGTGCGCCTTCGCCTCGGTCTGCAGCGAACGCTGCGCGCTAGCCGCGTCCTTCAGCGCTGCGTCCCGCTCGGCCGCGACTTCTTGGATACGCTGAAGTTTCAAGGCGCCGACGTGGCGCTCGACCTCCAACATCCGTTCGACCTTCGTCACTTTATCAAGCAGCGTCGCGACGATCTGCGCATCCTCGACGTGCACGAGATACGGGCCCACCTTCGTCGGTCCAACCATAGGTCACCTCACCAGTAGAAGGAACAGAATGATCGCGAGCGCCACGAGTGCGGCCCGCTTGATGTCGAGCACGGGCTCGGGCAGCGGCCGGTCGCGGAGGGGTGGCAACCCCATCCGCAGCCGGCGCGTGCACGAACCGCAATACTCGTGATTGAACGGCATCGAGCGACCGCACGGGCGGCCGTCGATTGGTCGGGGACACGGGACGTAGTGCATCACGTGTTCCCCAGCGCGCGCTGCAGCGCCGCCACGATGTACTTCGCCTCGGCCTCGGAGAGCGACAGCGTGACGCTCTCCTCTTCGCCAGCCCAGTCGATGAAGTACCGCGTGCCGTCCGCGGTCTCGGCCTTGCCGAAGTCGAGCCCCGAGGGCGGAACCTCGACAGTGCCCAGCGTGCGCCGCTTGGCGCCCTTGGCTTCGCGCCGTGCCGTGACGATCATGACCGCACCTCGCGACCGAAGCAGATGTCCTCGTAGTCGCGCTGTGCGGCCTCCGCGCGGGCCCGGGAGCTGGCGGCCACCAGTTCCGCGTTGCGCTTCGCGGCATTGGCGCGCGCCGCGTCGAACGCGACGCTCTGCGCCTCGCCGCGGTAACTCTCGCCGTTCTCGATCAGGTCGAGCAGCGGCAGAACCCACGAGCGGATGTAGAGGCCGGCGTTGTCGTACGGCGGCGCGCACGAGAGCGCGTCGCGCACACACTCCGCGCCAGTGAAACCGGGGTGCGAGGGGTCGAGCCGCGCGCGCATCAAGTCGATCGCGTCGCGCTGGTATTGAGTAAGCTTGGGCATAGTTGTGTGCTCCGTGGTTCGTGGTTAGGATCGGGGCGGATCCTAGCATCCGCCCCGGGTGAGGTGTCAAGCGATGACGGTCGGGACGACGTGGGCGCGGCAGTAGTAGCCCTTCGCGAGCGAGCTGTTGCGCAGCTTCTGCGCGAGGTCCGGGCGCGAGCACCAGCCGGCTTCGCCGATGAACCGCTTGCCGTCGCTGCTCAGGTTCTGCGCGAGCGCGAGGCGCGCGTCGAACTCGGCGAGCGCGCGGGCGACCGCGCCTTCCTCGCCCGTGTCTAGCCAGCCCTGCGCCCTCTCAATCTCGCCCGAGCGGCGCACTTCGTACGCCTCGTCGTTCTCCCACGAATTCTTACCGAGGTACCGGACGCTACCAGCGGCCTTCGCCTTGTAGTAGTCAAGGTTCAGGCGGTAGTCACAACGCGCGTCGCGCTCGGTGCGCTCGCGATCAGCGGCGACGTCGACTTCGACGACGACGAGGAAGGGGTACACGCGGTTCTGGCTCACACGCTTGAACTGGATCCCGTCGAAAGAGGCCGAGTGCTTGGTCGCCATGTCAGTAGCTCCGTGGTTCGTGGTTAAGGTCGACGGGGCCTAGGATAGTTCATCCCGGGCACCCCGTCAACTACCCCCGAACTCGGGCCCCGGGCCGGGGTGATCCGGGTCGAGCGGGCTCGCCTCCAGCTCGGCCAGCTCCGCCTCGGCCCGCCTGAGCCACTCCCGGGCTTCCCGTGCCCTCACGGGCGGCGCCCTGTCCGGTGGGGGCCGCCACATGGAGAGCGGCCCTGCGGCCTTGGCAATGGCCCGCTCGCGCTTCAGGTCACGCTTCATCGCTCAGTCCCTCCCGGCCCAAAGGTAGACGACCGCCCAGATGAGCGCGCAGACGACCATGATCTCAACGGCGATGCGCGCCACGACGTGATCGAGGAACCACTCGATCACGGGTAGCGCTCCAGCACCGGCCACGTGCGATCGCCGATCGCCGCGTTCGGGTTGATCAGCCAGCCGAACCGGATGCCGTGCCACACGATGCACTGGCGCCAGCCGTACGTCGCGACGTAGCCGCTCGCGCTCTGCGTGACGACGGGCTTCGAGGTGAACGTCGTCGCCGCGAGCGGCGCCCAGCGCATGCCGTTCGCAGGATTGCGCCACGCGCTCCAGATGTAGGCGCGCAGCCACTGCGGGTACGTGATCAGGTACGGCGCGCCGTTGACCATCTGCGGCGGCACGACGCCGTCCTGCTCATTGTCCCACGGGAACGTGAGCCAGCCACCGATCCACGCCGTCACTGGCGCGGGCCCGAACATCGCCGACTTGCCGGGCCGCGTGGTCCACGCGTGGAAGAGCGCGAGCGGCAGGAGCAGCGGCAGGCCGACCAGTTCGAGCGCGAACGACACGAGCTGCCACACGATCCAGTAGAGCCAGCCCAGCGCTTTCACGGCGTCACCGGGAACCGCTCGCGCCCCTTGTCGATCACGCTGTCGAACGCCTCGGGCGTCTGCGGCGGCGGATCCTGCTCCGCGAGGAAGTCGCCCACCTCCGCGCTGTCCGCGGTTATCTGCTGGCGCAGCCAGCGGTAGCGCTGCGCGTCGCGCATGATCGCACCGAATGTGTCGTCACTTGTCACTGTGAAGTTCTCCGCAGTCATGGTCGTGGCCCTCGTTGAGTAGGTCGTCGAATGCTGCCACGTAGTTCGCTCGCACGTGGTTGGCGATCTCGATCTTGCGCCGCTCCGTGGCGCGCACCGCGGCGCGCACCTCGTCGTCGACTATCTGTGAGGGGTGCCAGTGCGTCGGCTCCGGCAGCAGCCCGTAGAACCACATGCAGCGCCAGCACGGCGGGCATTCCTTGCCGAGCTGCGGGCCGCCGAGCATCGTCTGCAGTGCGCGGTCGATAGGTGCGGGTGGCTTGTCGTCTTGCTCTTCAGGTGCCGGTGCGGCCAACGTCAGCATGGGTCTCTCGCTCGGTAGCAGCTCGCGCATGCGGCGGAGTCTGCGTTGCAATCCTCGTACGGTTCCTCGACTGGCCCCCAACATATCAGTGACGACGTTCACCGACAAGCCCTCGCCCAGCTTCATCGCGATCGCCTGCTCCGTGTCGGTCAGCTCGCGCGTGAGCCGCTCCAGCGACGTGCGCGCCTCGGCCGCGCGCTCGGTGTCCTCCTGAGCGATCAGCGCTTCGAGCTGGCCGCGCGCCTGCGGCTGACGGCTCTGCCGGCGCGCGGCCTTGAGCCGCGACGCGAACCAGTCATCGAGCGCCCGCTTGCTCGGGTCGAACTCGGCGCGGTGCTCGAAGCACCACAGCACCGCGCTCGCGATGACGTCGTCGCGATCGGCCGCGTTGAGGCCGCGCAGATGCCGCGAGCCGCGCTTTGAGGCGCGCGCCAGTTGCAGCGCGAATGTCTCGACCGCTGACGTCACGCTGCGCGCGCCTCCACGATGTCGCCGGCACGGATCACGGGCGTGCCCGGCGTCGGGCCGCTCGGCGGCTTACCCTTCGGGCCGCTCATCGCATCGTGGCCGCTCTTGAGCGCTACCTCGCCCTTCACGGCGCCGAGCAGCACGTTGCCGTCGATCGGCGGCTGCGAGGCGTTCCACCACGGGCACGCGATCGCGATCGCCTCGGCGAGCGAGGACGCGCGCACCGTCTGATTGATGCGCCGCAGGTAGCTCACGGTGTACAGCTCGCTCATCGCGCAGCCTCGCAGCGCTTGCAGACTGTGCGATGCTTGCGCGGGCCCCACTTCCAGCCTCGCTGCAGGCGCTGGCCGCACGCGACCGCCTCGCCTTCGAGCAGCTTGCCGTAGTGAATGTGCACGACGGTGCGCGCAGGATTGCCGATGTACACGAAGCGCAGCGGTTTCACGTGTGCACCACAACGACGTGCGCCATGATGAGCACGCTGACCGCGAGGTAGATCGCGGCGGCCCAGATCACGGCCGCGAAGTGATCGCACATTTTCCAGACCGCGAAGATGCCCGGCCCGATCAGGGCCGTCACGCCCAGATAGAACTCGATGATGTTCACTTGCCCTCCTCCGTGGGAACGTCACGCCACTCGTACTGTGTGCGCGTATTCTCGATCACGAGCTGCCAGCGCTGTTGCAGGATGCGCTTCTCGACAGTCTCCTCGCGACCGTAATACTTCATCATCTGATTGACCATGCGCTTTACGAAGCGCAGCTCCATCGTCGGTTGCCAATCGCTCATAGCAGATCCTCGTTGTTTGATTCGGAGACGAACATGCCGCCGCCGTCCTCGTCCGGGTTGACGCGCACGCCTTTGCAGCCGCGCACGGTCTTGCGAATGCCGTCGACGCGTGTCATCTGCTCCACGCGCTGGTAGCCCGGCACTACGCGCTGCAGCTCGTTGATGAAGCCGCGGTTGCCGAGCGGATGGTAGCCGTTTTCCTTGCACCAGCGCACATAGTGCGGGTAGATGCCGCTCGGGCCACCGAACTCTGTCCACTCGTTGGGGCCGAGGATGCAGCGATCGCCGACGAACTCGGCGACGCGATCCTGTTCGGCGCGATACGCCTCGCTCGCCTCGATCACGCTGGCAGGCGGCGCGAGCCCCAACTCGTACCACTCACGTGCGCCGCGCATGACCCACGCGAAGATGCCCTCACGTTCCTTCAGCAGCTTCAGCGGCAGCGCGACATCCTTCGGGCTCTGCGCCTTGCCGATCGCGATCTCCTCGGCGCTACCGAAGCTGATGCCATACGTTACGAGTAGCAGGCGGCGCCAAATCGCGTGGTCTTGTCCTCGAACGACGGGCTTGTGGTTGGTGAGGAGCTGGAGTTTGTGGGTCGGAGCAAACTCAAAAAAATCTTTGAACAGGAATCGACCAGTGAGTCGATCGCCGCCAGTTGCTTGCTTGAGCAGCCCTTCGCGAAGGACGGCTCCGTCATCAGTCTCGTGGACAGTAACAAGGCGGCGTCCTGCAAGATCCGCAATCTCCGTTGGGTGCCGATCACCTGCAGAGACAGTAAGTAGGCCCGGTGCTCCGGTGTGAGCGTAGTCGCCGAAGACGTCTTTGATCGCGTCGACGAGCGTCGTTTTGCCGTTCGCGCCCGGGCCAATGTGGAGGAGGACTTTCTGCTCACGGATGTCTCCGGTTATTGAGTAGCCGAACCAGCGGCGCAGGAACTCGACGCGCGCCTCGTCGCCGCCCATGATCTCGCTCACGAACAGCTCGAAGCGATCGGCGCGTGCATCGGGCTTGAATTCAACAGGGGCGCAGCGCGTGATGTAGTCCTTCGGATCGTGCGCGCGTATCTCGCCCGTGCGTGCGTCTATCGTGCCGCTCAGGCAGTTCACGAGATTGCGGTCGCTATCCAGCACGACGCTCTCGGTGCTCAGCGAGGTGCGCAGCAACCGCAGCGCAGCATCGATCGTGCCCGCCATCTCGCAGCGCTTGGCCCACGCCTCCAGCGCCTCGGCCGTCTTCAGCGCCTTCAGCAGCTTCGTGCCCAGCTTGTCGTTCTTCAGTGCCGCGCGTCCCGCACTCTGGTCAGGGCGTGACGACGTCACCATGTTGGTGTGCGCCTTCTTGATGGTGTCGTCTGCTCCGGCGAGCAGCGCCTTGAACTGCTCGCGCCAGTTCTGCGCCTCGCCCTGCACGATCGTGCTCAGTCGCGAGGCACAGCGCGCGGCCTCGGCGTCATCGCGCCGCCAGTGCGTGCCCATCCAAGCGTAGAACACGCCGCCGACCACGATCAGGTGCGTGCTGCCATACGCCGCGTGCAGCCGCTGCGCGTTGCGAAGGTCGGTGCACAGGTAGTGCGCCTTCGGCGTGTCATCGACCACCAGCTCCGCGGGCGGCTCGCCCACGGGCTCGGTCGTATCGTGGAACGCATCCGCCTCGACCAGCGTGCGCCAGCCGAGTCGCTTCGCCATCGTGAAGACGTGGCGATAGTCGCTGCGTGGCTGCTGGTGCCTGTGCGCTTCCCACCATTCCTCGGGTGCGCTCGGTGTGTAGTTCGGTGCGCTGCGTGAAAACTTGCGCCACTCATCCCAGCCGATCTCGTTGAGGCACAGCAGCGCGTAGCCGATCTCGCTCCACGTCGTATTGTCCGCGGCTGCAGCGACGAGCGGCGGCCATGCGAGCGCGCTTTGCAGGTCGTCGTACACCTCGCGCGTGAACGCCTGTAAGTTCAGCGGCGCCGACTGAGATTTCGTGGTATCTCGCGTTATAGACTGTTCGGCCGCTTTTGGTCTCGTATCTGGTAGACCGAACTTGGCTTCGAGCGCGGACCACAGCGCGTCCACCTGTGTGAGCGTCAGCTCAGGCAGCTCGTTCGGCCGTCCATCGGGCCATTCATAGCGCGCGCCCTTCGGGTGCGTGCCTGCGACCACGAACTGCTGACCATCGCCGAGCAGCTCGATGCGCCCGTGCTTGGTGCTGATGATGCGCTTGTGCAGCGGCCCCGGTGCGCGGAACGCGAGCAGAAACTTCTGGCTGTCCTCGCGCTGTCGCATGGGCAGCTTCGGTGCGTGCGCGTTGATCGTGTCGAGTATCGCGCACGCCATCTCTGCGTCGTCGACATCGCAGTCGATCGCACGCACCGCGCTCGATCGCACGCACATGCCCAGCCGCGCGTCCTTGCGCCAGTGCGCGATCGCCTCGGGCGTGATCTCGCGCTCGGTCCACTTGGCGATGCCGACCGCGTTGCCTTCCGCGTCGTAGCGGCTCGGTATCTTGCCGAACGCCTTGACCTTGCTATCAGGTGCTGGCGTGGCCTTCGGGTCGGGCACCACAGGCAACAGGTCGCGCCCGCAGCCGAGCACGAGATCCCAGTGGTCCCAGTCTTCCTGTGTGGCGCCCAGCGCCTGCGGCTCAGTCATGGAGCATGTACGGGTAGCGTTCCATCACTTGCTCTCGTGTGAACCACTCGCATCGCAGCTCGTGCGTGTTCGGGTCGATCCACTGCCGTCGCATGTACAGCTCGCTCGCGAGGAGCGGCTGCTCCGGCGCAGCGATCCGGAACTCGCGCATGGTGTAGCGCGTGCCGCGCGGCCGTGCTGGCCTGATCGCGAGCGCCGCGACCGGTGCGAGCGCGAGCGTCGCCGCTGATGCCTTGATGAATGCTCGCCTGTCCATGATCACCTCACAATGGTCCGCGCATCCTGCGCTCGCTGCGCCTCGGCTGTCAAGCGCCTCGATCGAGCGTGGGCCGCTGGGTAGCTATCGGTTGGACGCTGGCGCCCGGTGTAGCGGCTCATGGGCCGCCTGACACGGTCCACGTAGCTGCACCGCTGTACCGCTACAAAAGCGTGTTTGGGTTCTTTGGCTCTGAGGTGTGAGTTGTTAACATATAACATACAACTCACATCTCAGAGGGAAGGTTACGGAACAGGGTTTAGTAGCGGTACAGCGGTGCAGCTCCGCCCAACACGCACCACTCAACATGGTCCATGCCTCGGCCGCCGGGCGCCACGTGCTGGCGCTCAGGCCATCCGCCTCGCGACTGTATGGATATACAGTAATTGTAAAGGGCCGAGCGGTAACCGGAGCTGTACATCCATACAGTACCGGCGCCGCATTCAGTCAGGGCCCCCGATCAATGTCAATCAGATCAGAGACTTAGCCTCGGCTCGCGGCCGCTCGGACCGTTTGTCCGCCGGATTCGCTGCCTAGGCAGCAAAAGTCAAAACCCCCAGAGCGACCGATTGTGACGGTTACCCCTGCGTCGTCGCGCCGCGGCGGACCGGTTTACATGATTCCCTTCTCACTCAACGACTTACGCGGCGGCGGGTGGAAAACTGTTTACAGATCAATGACGTACCCCGCGGCGCGCGCCCGGTGACGAGTTTTCTTCGAGACGCCCGTCACAATTCACGAAGTTGTAGCCGGACCCCATGTCGCGTATAGTCACCCTCTATAGGGAGGGCGGCGAAAATGGAAGACTGGCGCGACGTTCCCGGCTTCGACGGACGCTACCGAGTGAGCGACCGCGGCGCCGTCTACCGGCACTCGTTCCTGACGCGCCGCCGCAAGATCGGCGCCGGGCTCGTGGCGCCGTTCCCCGACACCCGCGGCTACCTGCTGGTCAACCTGCAGCACCCGGAGAAGGGCCGCGTCGTCGAGAAGGTGCACCGGCTGGTGCTGCTTGCGTTCCGCGGCGACCCGCCGTTCGGCTCCCCGCACGGGCTGCACCGGAACGACATCCGGAACGACAACCGGCTCGACAACCTCTACTGGGGGTCGTCGAACGCCAACGGCAAGGACCGGGTCCGGAACGGCCTGACCCGCCGCGGCCGGCCGCGCCCCGAGCTGCGCGTCCTGACGGACGGGCAGGCGGAGGAGATCCGGCTGCGCTGGCTGGCCGGGGATAGCCAGCGAACGCTTGCAAACGCCTTCGACGTGTGCGAGGCTACGGTTTGCGACATCGTCAAGGGGCGGACGTACCGCCCTCAACCACAGTGAGGACACGATCATGACAGACACCACCCAGAGCCCGGCCGCCGCCGTCAGCTCAGCCGAGGCCGCCGTCAAGTCGACGGTTGCCGCGGACGTCTCGGCCGCGAAGGCGACCGTGACCGCCGACGTCGCCAAGGTGGAGTCGACCCTGTCGACCTACCTGAAGCTCGCCGCGCACTATCTGGTCGGCGCCGCCATCGGCGCTGCGGTCACCTACGCCAAGCTGAAGCTGTAGGCCCCGCCGTGGCCGGCATCGCCGGGCTCGCGGAGCCACGTCCGAATGCCCCGCCCGGGTACCCCGGCGACAAGCCGTGGTCCCGGGCGGTCACTCCCCTCAACCCGCGGTGCGCCCTCGCGGACGCCCCGCGCTGCATCGCCTACCCGCAGTGCCGCTGCGGGCGGACCGAGCCCGAGCAAGGCTTCGAGTTCGTCGGCACCCGGGCGACCGGGTGGGACGATCGGCCCCGGCGATGGATGGGCCCGAATGCCCGGTACGAGCCGGACGGCGAGCCGATGACCCGCATCGAGCGGCTCGGCGTCGCCGCGGTCATCCTCGCCATCTGCGGGGCCGGCTGGTACCTCGCGTGGACGCTGGCCGTGTGGCTGTGGCTGGCGCGATGAGCGACGACACACCCAACAGCCTGAAGACACCGGCCGAGCTGCTGCAGGCGTACCGGTTCCACCTGTCCGAGATGATGCGCGCCGTCGCGCCCGCGTTCGTTTCCGAGCTGATCGCCAACAACGGCAAGCTGGAGACGGCCGAGCACTTCGCCGAGCGTCTGCAGGTGATGGCGAAGAACTGCCGCATCACGGCGCAGGTGCTGCTCATACAGGCACACAGCGCGATGCCTCCGGGTGCCGAGCCGGCACCAGTCCCGAAGTCGAAGGTGATCGTATGACCGAGCAGACCGCAGTCGCCACGCCGGCCCGGCCGGTTCCGACCATGACGCGCGACCAGCTCGCGACGCTCTACCAGTGCACGCACGCCGAGCTGGGTCGGCTGCTGCGCGAGCGCGCGGCGCCGCTGCCGGTGCGGCTGGAGGGCGCCATCCTCTGGTACGAGGATGAGGTGAAGGACGCGGCGCGAGCCGCAAAGATCGCCGCGCTGCTCGCGCGGCGTCGTCAGCAGAGGGCGTCGTGATCCACGCCCTGTTCGTCGCACTCGCGATCGTAGCGCTCTGCTACATCACGCCGCGCGCTCCGCGGCGTTGAGCTGACGACACAAAAAGGCCCGCACTCCTCCCGGGGTGCGGGCCTGTCTCTTATCCGCCGAGTCCGTCGTACGCCTCTCGCATCTCCGAGAGGCGCAGGTACATCGCCTCAAGCTGCGATGATTGCTGCTCGTTCGGCTCCGCGTCCATCGCATCGTAGACCGCGCACGTCGCGCGATCGTAGATGTCGTACAACTGCTCGCGGGTGAGCGGCGTGTGCCGTAGTCGACTTGCTGCCATGTGACTTGCTCCTCGTGATTTAAAGAACGGCGCCGGTCCTAGCCGGCCCGTGCATTATAACACAACCAATTTTCTTTTGCAACCGAGGCCCTCCGCCCATGACCGACGTCAACCAGCTCACGCAGGCATTCCAGCCGCTGTTCGTCAACAGCGCGACGGCGGTGCCGGGCCTGACCGACCTCACGCTGTCGGTCATCGCTTCGGCGCACGCGGGCGTGCAGCTCCCGACGCCTCCGGGCGGCTCGACCGCGACGCCGGGCTCGGTGCCGAATCAGTTCGCGATCACCAACACGAGCACGACGCTCTACGTCTGCGTCGGTTTCGGCGCGACGGCAGCGGCAGCGGTTGCTGCCGCAGTGCTCGCGGGCGACGGTGCGATGGGCGGCATCACGGTCGCACCGAACCAGACGCGCGTCGTCTCGGTTCCCGGCAATCCCCAGTTCGTGTCCGCGATCGCTTCCGGCGCGGGCCCGACCATCGTCACAGTCGCCCCGGGTAACGGGCGTTGATCAAACAGGAGAATTGACCCATGACTACCCTTGGCGTCTTCCGAGACGACTTCTATCCCGGCATTACCGCGCTCCCGAGCTACAACTACTCTGGCGCGTTCGCGGTCACCGCGGTTCCGGTCAACGCCGTCAGCGGCGCGGCTGAGAACTACTCGTCCTCGTCGAACGCTGGCCCGCTGCAGCTCCCGACCGCTGCCGCGATCTACGCGAACATCATCGCCGCGCTGAGCGCCGCGGGTGTGCTTGAGCCGGCCAACGTGTTTGGCGCGGGCGTCACGTACTACGTCCGCATCAGCAACACCAATGCCGGCACGGTCACCCTGACCGGCGGCAGCGGCGTGACGATCAACGGCACGGCGACCCTCATCACCAACTCGTTCCGCGACTTCGTCGTCACGGTCTCGAACCCGGGCACGGTCGTATTCCAGTCGGTCGGTTCCGGCTCGCTCTAACACCAACGCGGGTTCGCCCGCACTTTTGACTCGCGTTTTTCAACAGAGGATTTTCCCATGCCCAAGGTCGTTCCGCGCGCCAACCGCGCGTACAAGGAAGTCGAGAAGCACCCGTCGTCCGAGAACCCGGGGATCACGCGTCATCCGAGCGGCGCGTTCAAGAACGTCGTGCAGGATGCCGAGCGCGACAGCGGCTCGAAGGAAGCGGATCTCAACCGCGCCGCCCACGGGATCTACGAGCGCGCGCTGAAGCACAGCGGCGGCTGCAAGGATCCGATCGGCGATCTCGGGGTCGAGAAGCGCTAAGCCCCGGCCATGCCGCTCATCAAGAGCGCGTCTAACAAGGCGCGCTCGAAGAACATCGCGACCGAGGTGCGCGCCGGGACACCGCCGAAGCAGGCGGTCGCGATTGGCTACTCGGAACAGCGGCAGGCGCGCAAGAAGCGCCTGAGCCGCTGGGCCGAAGGCAAGAGGAAGACGCCGTGAAACTCAACGCCGCCGCGCGCAAGCGCATCCCCAGCTCGGAGTTCGCCGGCCCCGGTCGGTCGTACCCGATCGAGGACAAGGCGCACGCTGCGAACGCCAAGGCGCGCGCCAAGCAAATGTGGTCGGACGGTCACCTCACCAAATTCGAGTACGAGAGAATCGTAGCTCGTGCGAACAAGAAACTCGGAGCCGGACATCATGGCTAAGGAATCACCGTCGCCGCTGCTCGCGGCTGCATTCGGCAAGCCGCCGAAAGAGCCGAAGACGTCCGGCAAGAAGACCGGCGAGTACCCGCCGAAGAACCCGAAGGCCAACGCCAAGAACGGCAAGCGCGGCGAGACCGGTGCAACGCAGGTGGGCGAGCGCGCCGCCTCGAAGGGCGTGAAGGCGGAGACGCCGAAGGCCGCGCCGATGGCGATGTCGCCAATGCCCATGAAGCCGCCCAGCGTCGCTGCGCAGCTCAAGGAAGACGCGATGTACGTGAAGAAGAACGCGACGCGCAACTGGATCGAGGGGCGCCTGACGAGCGAAGAGCACCAGAAGGTGCACGCTCGCGCGGACCACGTCATCCGTCACGCCGGCAAGGTTCACCCGGAAGGCATGAAGCTGGGTGAGAAGCCCGCGAAGATCAAAGAGAAGCGGAGCGGCCTCCTGTGATCATCGTCACCGTGCGCGCGGGCGACATCTTCGTCAACGTCTGGCCGACGTGGCCTAACGCGTGACCGTCAACAACCGCGGACTGTACGGGCAACCTACCGCCCCGTACGTCGACAACCGCGTGTACGCGGGGACGGATGTCTTCGTGGACATGCAGTTCCTCGACCACACGCAGACCGCGGTCACGCCGACGTCGATCGCGTGGCAACTCGACGACATCACGAACGTCGCCAACATGGTGCCCGGCACGCCCATCGCGCCGACCGGGTCGGCGATGACGCTGCAGATCCCGGGCTCCGTGCTCGCGTTCACATATCCGTCGATTGGACAGGGCTCGCAGCTCTGCCAGCTTTGGATTCAGGCAGTCGCGGTTGACTCCGTGACCGGCCAACCGTTCACCATGAACGCTATCTCGATCATCGAGATCATGGCGATTCAGACGCCGAACGGCACTGTTCCCTAAGACCCCGAGGTGAGGCTCGTGTCTACTTTTCCGATGCAACTACTCGGCGAGCTGATCGCCGTCCGCTACGTGCCTGTGAAGGCCGCAGTGCTCCTGCCGGACTGGCAGCGTACGCTCATCGGCACCGTGCTCGCCGTCGGACCCGGGCGCCCCCTGATCGACGGTGGCGCGGCTCCGATGAAGACGCAGCCCGGCGACGTCGTCGTGTTCGGCGCCGCGGTCGGCATGGAGTCGGTGTACAACGGCGAGGCGATCCGCATCCTGCGCGACAGCGAAGTCGACCTCGTGGTTGGCACCGACTTCGACGCGGCGTTGGGCGCCGCCCTCGACAGCGCGTCGACTGCCGCCCATGAGCTGCCGCCGCACCTCGCGCGCATCAATCGACTGGTGCGTCCGCTGCGTGACCGGCTCTTGATCAAGCGCTTCGAGTACCAGCACCCCGTCCTCTGGACGACTGGCATCTCGCTGCAGAAGGGCCTCGTCGTCGCGACAGGCCCCGGTCGTCGTCAGCGCCGCAAGGTGCGCTTCGACCTCATGCAGGGTCACCTCAACACCGAGCGCTCCCTCTACTTCGAGGACGGCGACGAGACCGGCAAGACGCGCCCGATGCGCGTGAAGGTCGGCGACATCGTCGAGTTCAGCCCGCGCAACCAGATCGAGTGGGACTTCGAGGGCGAGGAACTCGTCTGGGTTTGGGAACAGGCGTGCTACGGCACGACGAACGACTCGAAGCACGAAGCGCTGCTGTGGCAGCAGAGCGCCGGTTACGACCGGCACGGGAACTGGCTTGGCGGAACAGGCTGAGTTCCCCCCGATTGATCCGAGCACGATCGCGCCGTTGACTGGCGACGGACGGCCGGACCTCTACAACAACCTCCCGAGCCGACTCGTGTCGCTCGCGGAGGCGCGAGCCCGCGGCTGGCCGCAGTTCTACGACACCAGCGTGTGTCGGTACGGACACATGGCCCCGCGCTACGTGAGCAATCCGCGCCTGTGCGTCGACTGCCACCGGCTCAAGAACGGTCGCCCCACGATCGGCGCTAAGGCGGGCGGGACGCCCGACTACAAACGCCCTTACAAGCAACGCGAGCAGATCCCAAACGCCTCGCCGATCGTGGTGGCACCTTCTCCCGTCGAGCCCGACAAGGCGGAGAAGAAATTCCTCGAAGCGTACGCGCACCTGCGCAACTTCGACGAGGCGGCGAAGACCGCCGGCATGACGACTGCGCAGGTGCTCGGTCGCCTGTCGTACTCCGCGGTGTTTCGCGCCGCGGTGAACGAGCTGGAGGACCGGCTCGGCGTCAAGCGCACGCCAACAGAATACGGCCCGTACGAGTGGACGCCCGAGAAGCGCGCCCGCTTCATTCAGGTCTACGTCGACACGGGCAACACCGCGACCGCGCGCGACGCGATCGTCGTGACTCCATCGGAGTATTACGCGGAGATCGAGCGGAACACGGATTTTGCCGACGCCGTGAGGGGCGCGGATCCACTGGCAGCGAAGGCGCTCGAAGAGCGCGCGATCCAGATGGCTCTCGCCGGCAACGACAAACTGCTCACGAAGGTCTTGAGTGCGAAGATGCCCGAGTATCGGGAACGCCTCGACCTCAACGTGCGCAACCCGGAGAAACTGAATGACCAGCAGCTCGACAACCGACTCACCAAACTCCTCGCAAAGTTCGGTGACCGCATCATCGACAGACTCGGCGCTATCGACGTTGAGTACGAAATTGTTGAGCCGAAGCGAGAAGCTGCAGCTCTTACAGATGCTCGAAGCGATCGAGCGGGACGAGAGCAGGAACCGAATTCGGACCTACTTTAGTACCCCGGAGATCCGCGCAGCCTACGCGAAGCAGATGCAATTCTTCCGCCTCGGCCGCACGCACAACGAGCGCGGCATGTTCGGCGGCAACCGGTCGGGCAAGACGATCGCTGGCGGCTGCGAGATGACCTACCACCTGACGGGCGAGTATCCGGACTGGTGGGAAGGCCGGCGCTTTGATCACCCGGTCGAGGCGTGGGCCGCGGGCGACACCGGCAAGAACGTCCGCGACATCATCCAGCGCCTCATGATCGGCGCGCCCGGCGACGAGGCCGCGAAAGGTACGGGCCTCATCCGCGGCGAGCTGATCCTGCGCGCGACCGTGAAGCACGGACTCGCGGACGCCGTCGAGACGGTTTTCGTTCGGCACGTGCCGACCGGCGGCGTTTCGACGCTGCAGTTCAAGAGCTACGATCAGGGCCGCGAAGCGTTCCAAGGCACGTCACAGCATGTCATCTGGCCGGACGAAGAGCCGCCCGAGGACATCTACACGGAGTGCCTGCTCCGCACCATGACCGTGAACGGCATCGTGTTCCTCACAGCCACGCCGCTGCAGGGCCTCACGAAGCTGATGCTGCTCTACCTGCCGGAACTGGCGCCGACGCCGACAGACGGCGGCACAGAGACGCCCAAGAGCAGCGGCTCCAAGGTCGCGATCATGGTCTCGTGGGAGGACGTGCCGCACCTGAGCGAATCTCAGAAGGCCGCGATCCTCGCCAGCATCCCGCCGTGGCAACGCGACGCGCGCACGAAGGGCGTTCCGCAGCTCGGGGCTGGCGCGATCTACCAGATTCCCGAGAGCGACATCATCATTCCGCCGTACGAGATCCCGCGGCATTGGCCGCGCGGCTTCTCGCTCGACGTTGGTTGGAATCGCACGGCGGCCGGGTTCTTCGCCATCAACCCCGAGACGCGCGGCGTCGTGATGTACGACGAATACTATCGCGGGCAGGCCGAGCCCTCTGTGCACGCGGCTGCGATCCACACGCGCGGCAAGTGGTTGCCCGGCGTCATCGACCCGGCCGCACGCGGCCGAAGCCAGAAAGACGGCGAGCAGATGCTGGAGCTGTACCTGCAGCTCGGGCTCGACGTCGAGCCGGCGAATAACGCGCGCGAGGCCGGCGTCTACACGGTGTGGGAGGCGATGAGTCAGGGCCAGTTCAAGGTGTTCAGCACCTGCACGAACACCCGCAACGAGTACCGCCTCTACCGCCGCGACGAGAAAGGCAACATCGTGAAACAGAACGACCACCTCATGGACGCCATCCGGTACTTCATGATGAGCGGGCGCGAGCGCGCGAAGGTCGAGCCGAACATCGTCGTCGGCAAACGCTGGTTCGACTGGACACCGTCGCCCGTGTGGAGCGGCTGATTTTCAAACAGGTGAGGACACTATGACTACGCAGATTTCCGTGAAGAACCACAGTCAGCTAAACGCCATGCGCGTCAGCTTCGAGGACGCCGACATCAGCACGAAACCCGTGCTCGACAAGCACGGCAAGCCAACTGGTGAGGCGCAGAAAGTGGTGAGGTGGAAGCCGGCGCCAGTGGCGCCCGTCGTCGTACCCGCCGGCAAGACTACCGACGCCTACGTCGCGGTTGGTCAGCGCCGCATCATCGTGGAGGAACTGCCGACGTGAGCGACGACCGGACCCCGCCGAATCTCCAACCCCCAACCGGGGAAACCGCACTTGATCCGACCACGACGGAAGAACTCCTCTCGCGGATCCGGAACAAATACGACGAAGGCGTCGGCGCGTTCGAGGAGAATCGTCGGCTCCACTCGGAAGATCTCAACTTCGTCTACAACGCGGAGACGATGGGGCAGTGGGATCCGGTCGTGCTCGAAGCCCGCAAGGGCAAGCCGTGCTACACGTTCAACCGCGTGATCGGCCCGGTGAACCTCGTTGTCGCCGACATGCGCCAGACGCGGCCGAATGGCAAGGTTCGGCCCGCGTCCGAAGGCGCGAAGGGCGAGACTGCCGAGATGCTCGGCGGCCTGTGCCGCAGCATCGAGGACGCGAGTCGCGCGCCGGTCATCTATAAGAACCAGTACAAGTTCGCGGTGGCCGGCGGCTTCGGCGTCTGGTACATCGCTCCTGAGTACGCGGGTGATGACACGTGGGATCAGGTGCTGCGGATCAAGGACGTCGCGAACCCGCAGACCGTCATCTGGGATCCGGAGTGCAACGACCCGTGTGCGGGCGACGCCATGTGGGGCATGATCGGCACGCGCATCTCGAAGGTCAAGCACAACACGCTGTACCCGAACGCGGGCTCCGACACCAGCTTCTCGATCTCGCGCGACTCGTACGGTTGGTTCACGGACAAGGAAGTTCGCGTCGTCGAATACTACGAGCGCGTGCCGTACGAGAAGACGATCGCGTTGATGACGAACGGCGACGTCATCGACTGGGATGAGGAAGCGAAGAGCGTCGAGAAGCAGCTCGAAGCGCTGGGCCACGGCAAGGACAAAGCCCGCCGCATGAAGAAGACCCGCACCGTGCTCAAGTGGCGCGTCATGTGGGTGAAGTGCAACGGCGGCACGATTCTCGAAGGCCCGATCTACTACAATTGGAAGCGGATTCCAATCGTGCGCGTCCCGGGTCGCTACATCAATATCGAGGGCCGCAAGAAGCTGCAGAGCATGATCCGCCACGCGAAGGACGCGCAGCGGAGCTACAACAGCCGGGCGTCGGACATGATCGAGCGCAGCGCTCTCATCCCGAAGGCCCCGTATCTCGCGACCGAGACGATGATCAAGGGGTACGAAGACCAGTGGGCGCAGGCGAATACAGCTTCCCGTCCGTACTTGCCGTACAACGTCGACCCGAAGGCGGTCAGCGCGGGGGGTATGCCACAGCGCACGACGCCGCTCGACATGCCGTCTGGCGCGATCGCGCTTGCGCAGCAGGCGATCTCCGACATTCAGGCGACGACCGGATTCTTTGACCCGGCGCTCGGCAACTCCGAGGAGATGAATCGCGTCAGCGGCAAGGCGCTCGTCCAGCACACGCGCCGCTCCGACCTCGGCAGCTTCGAGTTCGTCGATGGCTTCGGCGACGCGCTACAGCTCACGTGGGAGATGCTGATCGACATGATCCCGTCTGTCTACGACAGCGAGCGTGTTGAGCAGATCATCGGCGAGGACGGCGTCGAGAAGCTGGTCACGCTGAACGGCCCGGACCCGGAGTCGGGGGACGTCCTCCACGACCTCTCGAAAGGGAGCTACTCCTGCAAGGTCACGATCGGCCCCAGCTTCCAGACCGCCCGGCAGGAAGCGCTCGCGACCCTCATCGAGGCCGCGGAAGTGCTGCCGTCGATCGCGCAGATGGCGCCGGATCTCCTGTCGAAGAACATCGACATGCTCGACTCCGACGAACTCACGCGTCGCTTGCGAATCCCGCTCATTCAGCAGGGCATCGTGCAGCCGACGAAGGAAGAGCAGAAGACGCTGCCCCCGCCGCCGCAACCCGACCCGATGCAGACGGCACAGTTGGCTCGGCTGCAGGCGCTCACGGCCCGCGACAAGGCGGGCGCCGCGATCCAGCAGAGCAAGGCGCAGCAGATTCCGCTCGACCAGCATGACCGCATCATCGAGTCGGCAGGCAAGCACCTCGCCAACCTGATCGCGGCCCAGAAGATCGCCGGCAACTCCGCCGACGCCACCGCGCGTCTCAGCGAAGAGGCTGCGGCCAAGGGAGAGTCGGCGCCCTAACAGTTTTGGATTGGTTCAAACTCGGTGAGCACGTTTTCGCGGGATCGAATACCCGCGCTGGAGTTTCAAAATGGCTTTTTCACGTGAAGACCTTGCTGCCTACGAAAAATCCGCCCCGGCCGCGTCAGCGCCGGCACCCACTCCGCCGGCCAGTGCGCCTTCAGCGCCGGCACAGCCCGAGGCGTCGTCCGCCCCGGCACCTGATTCGGACCCGGCCGTTCCGGTAGGAGACGAGACTTCTGCTGACACCGCGGATTCAGCACCCGCAGCCGCTGCTCCTGACAGCGAAGCGACGAACGACGGTAACGGTGATGCAGCTCCGGCTGCTCCTGCTCCCGGCGGCCGCGCTCGGGATCGCATCGAGGGTTTGATTGTCGAGCGTGACGCTCTCCGGTCCTACGGCGAGCATCTGCAGCAGAGACTGAAGGATCTTGAGGCGAAAGCTGGCGTTGCGCCGGCACCCGCGGCCGCCCCCGCGCCGACAGCTCCGCCCGCAGATGACCCCGCCCCTACTCTGGAAAGTGTCGGGTTCGACCCGGTCCAGTTCTCGCAGCAGCAGAACGAGTGGCTGCAGAGACAGGTCGACAAGCGTGTTGAGGCGGCCCTCACGGGCGCCCAGCAGAAGCAGACGGTGGAAGCAGCTCGCGCGAAATTTTCGACCAGCGTCGATACGCTGGTGGGCGACGATGTCGCTCTACGCGCGGCGCTTGCTAACCCCAACCTGCCCAAGCTGGACGAATCCGCCGCGCGCGCTGTCGTGTTCTCTGACGCTGGCGCCAAGATCACTGTCCATCTCGCGACTCATCCGGATCTCGCCGCGCGCATTTCGCGGATGCCCCGGGAGCAGCAGCTCGTGCAGATCGGCAAACTCGAAGCGCAGCTCAGCACCCCGGCTCCGGCTCCTGCGGCAGCGAAGCCCACACCCCCGAAGCAGAAGTCCTCTACCAACGCACCGCCGCCGCCGACCCCCGTCCCGTCCGGTCCGGGCCCTTCAAAGGCCCCGAGCGATATGAGCATGGACGAGTGGGTCGCCAACGAGCGCGGGAAAAAGATCGCAGCGCGGATGGAGCGCCAGAAGATGCGCGCCGCCATGCGGTAATCCGAAAAACTCAGAAGGCGAAGAAAAATGACGACCAATAGCCTCTTGACTGCACAGTGGGTGGCCCGCAAGGCGCTCGTGCTGCTGCACGCCAAGGCCAACATGACCGGCCGCACGAACCGCGACTACCAGTCGCTGCTGCCGGGCCCGATCGAAGGTGTGATCCTCGGTCAGGTGCTGAGCATCCGCCTGCCGTTCCAGTACGTCGGCCGCAAGGGCGCGACGATGGCGGCGGAGAACTCGATCCAGCGGTACGCGCAGCTCTCGGTCTCGAACCAGCGCGGCGTGGACATCAACTTCACGTCCGTCGAGCGGGCGATGCTGTTGAACAACTTCGAGGAGCAGGTGCTTGAGCCGGCGATGGCGAAGGTGGCCGCGCTGATCGAGGTTGACGTGGGCGCGCTGGTCAACAGCGTGCCGAAGTTCTGCGGCGCGTATAACACGGCCGTGAACTTCGCGAACATCCTTCAGGCCGAGCGGTTCCTTACGGAAACGCTGGCGCCGGAAGATGACCGCCGCACGCTGACTGCGAACCCGCAGGCGTCGTACGAGTTCGTGCTCGACAACAAGGGCCTGTTCAATCCCGAGAGCACGGTCTCTGACCAGTGGCTCGAAGGCGTGATCAGCGACAAGGTCGCCGGCTTCGTTGCGTTCCGCAACACGAAGCTGCCGGCGCACACCATTGGTGTCGTGACCGGCGGTACGCCGGCCATGAACGGCGGTGGGCAGGGCCAGACGGGCGCTGGCAACGCGTTCGTCGCGTCGCAGACCATCTCGACCAACGGCTGGGCCTCGGGCACCACGACCGTCAACGCGGGTGACGTGATCACCATCGCTGGCGTGAACGACGTGGACCCGGAGTCGAAGATTTCGCTCGGTCGCCTGAAGCAGTTCGTGGTCAACACGACGGTTTCGGACTCCGGCGGCGCGATCGCGGCTCTGTCGATCTCTCCGGCGATCATCACCGGCGGCGCGTACCAGAACGTGGACTCGCAGCCCGGTGCGACCGCGGCGATCACCGTCATGGGTGGCACCACGGCCGGCGTCTCGGGTCAGCTCATCAAGCAGTCGCTCGCGTGGTATCGCGACGCGATCGTGTTTGCGAACCCGCCGATGCTCGATCTGTCGGCGCTCGTGAAGTTCACGGCGCAGGAGTCCTTCGAGGGCTACAACATCCGGTTCGCGCAGCAGTGGGATCCGACCAACGATCTCCTGCCGGCCCGACTGGACACCATCTCTGGCGAAGTGCTCGCGTACCCCGAACTCGCGGTCCGCGTCATCCACCAGCCGGCGTAATCTGACTGAGGCTTGATCCGCGCGGACCGCAAGGCCCGCGCGGGTTGCTCCCTCGATAACACAAGGAATCTCACATGTCTCAGATCGGTTACGGCGCCTACGACTGCATCGGTGCAGCTCGTGAATGGTACACGCCGCTTACGGCCTTCAACATCGTGGCGCAGACGGACAGCGTGCTCCTGACGCCGGCCGGCACGCTCGCGACCGGCACGCTCACGCTGCCGCTGAACCCGCCGGACGGCGCGAAGTTCGTTCTCCAGTCGACCCAGACGCAGACCGCGATCACGATCAACGCCAACACGGGCGACTCGCTCGTCGTTCCGGCGGGTGGTCTGGCCGCGATCACCGCGTTGGTTGCCAACACGAAGTACGAGTACACGTACTTCCTGAACGGCAACCGCACGACCGGCTTGCTGCCGCGCTCGTGGATCCGCACGCAGTAAAAGAGCAGCTCTAGCTGCCGAGGGCTTCGCCGGCTGGCCCTCACCCTAGCCGGCACAACGTGAACGCGGACGTACACACAACCATGCGTGGCAGGGCGGAGAGACGCCCAACTAATTCACCGGAGCATCTGTGGCCCTCAATCAAGAGATCGTGAACTTCGCCTTCTGGAAGCTGAACGTCGTCGATGAGACGCAGGTGCCGACGGCTGTGCAGGCGTCCACGGGCCTCACGGTGCTCAACGACATGCTCGCCAATCAGGCCGCGGACGGCATGCGCCTCGGCTGGTGGCCGCAGACGAATCTCGCCGCGACCGCACCGCTGCGCGCGTCGGACATCGAGGGCGTCAAGTACATGCTCACGCGTGCGCTCGCCGCGCACTACGGCATCACGCTGAAGGATCAGCTCCTGATCGCGCTGATCAACGACGCGGAGCGGCAGCTCACGAAGCGTTCGCTCCGCTACATGGAGAGCGATCTCGGCGAACTGCAGCGCGCTCAGGGCGGCCCGTGGGGCGGCCCGAACTGGATCTGAGTCGTGACGACCCAAGTCCCCCTGCCGACCGGCTCCTATGTCGCGCGCGACCCGCGCGTGAGCTGCAAGCGTCTCGTCAACTTCATGAGCGAGATCGGCCCGCAGACGTCGGCCACCGACACGAAGCAGAAGGTGCCGCCGATCACCATCCGGCGCGCGCCCGGCATCGTGGGTCTCGCGAACGACAGCTCGAACAAGGCGACCCGCGGCCTGCACACGATGGGTGCGGCGACGTACGCGGTGATCGGAGCCAAACTCTACGCGATGTCGGCGACCGGCGCGCTCCTGCTGCTCGGCTCGGGCATCCCGGGTACTGGGTTCGTCCGCATGGCCGACAACGGCCAGTGCCTGTTCATTCTCATCCCGGGTACGAGCATCGCCTACACCTTCTGCCCGAACGCGGTCGCGCCCGCACCGCTGTTCGCGCCCTTCACGGACCCGACGTTTCTGTCGTACGGCGCGCTCGACGTATGGTTCGTCGACAGCTACCTCGTCTTCCTCGCCCTTAACGGGCTTGAGTTCTACAACGACGACGGCCAGCTCATCTCTGGAACCGGCGTCCCGACCTTCACCACGTTTGGCGTGTTGCCGCGCGAGTTCGGCACTGATCTCCTCTGGGGCATGTGCGTCGACCATCGCGAGGTGCTGGTCTTCGGCGCTTTGACGTCCGAAGGCTACATGAACGTCGGCACCGCGACCGGCAGCAGCGCGGGCTCGCCGTTCGGGAGCGCCCCTAACAGCTTCATGCAGATCGGCGTGCACCCGCTCGCCGGCTACACGGTCGCATTGCAGGACCAGTCGGTCTTCTGGGTCGCCAATGATCTCACGGTACGGCGCCGCAACGGCCAGACGCCGACGCGCGTCTCGAACCACGGTATCGAGGCGGTCCTCGAAAAAGCGAACCTCGCCGGCTGCTACGCGCTCACGCCGACGATCGGCGGCCACCCGCTCTGGGTGCTCACGATGCCGGCCGCGGGCAACTCGCTCGTGTACGACTGCGTGACGACCGAATGGTTCGAGATGGAGTCCTTCGGTGTCGGCTGCTGGCGTCCGCTGTGTTGGCTCAACGCGTTCGGCAAGCAGCTCGTCGGCGATTCGCAGGGCAACGGCGTCGGCTATCTCGACACAACGGTGTTCACCGAGTTCGGCGTGCAGATGCAGTGCTCGTTCACGACACAGGGCATCTACGATGGCAATAACCGCATCTGCCACAACCGCCTCGAACTCGTGATCTCCGCGGGCGAGGGCGCGAGCCTCACGTACGCGCCGAAGGTCACGCTGTACATCTCGGATGACGGCGGTCGCACGTTCTGGGCGCGTGACGACAAGAACCTCGGCGAGAGTGGTCAGTATGGCAACCGTTGCGTGTGGTTCAAACTCGGCCAGAGCCGTTGCCGCGTCTACCGCTTCCTGATCAGCGATGCCGCGCCGACGTACACCGTCGACGTGACCGCTGAGCTGGACGGCGGCAAATGGTAGGGGTTCCGAACCAGCCTGTCCGGCGCGGCATCAGCGCGGCGGTCGTCACGAACATTCCGCGCGAGTGGAGCGCGGAATGGTTCCGCACGTTCATCACGAACCATCTGCAGAACATGGATATTCGGAACGCCACGGCGGGTCCGAACATCATCATTCAGGGAACGTCCGCGCAGCCAGCCACGCTGTCGGCGATCGCGACGACGGGTCCGATCGGCGGCTTCCCGGGCTACTCGTCCGACGAGAACAGCGGCAACGACGAAGGCTGGATCATCCCCGGCCCGCAGGGCTTCACGGGCCCGCAGGGCGTCCCCGGCGTCACGCTGGTGCCGGAGTATGACTCGATTCCTGATGACGGCGCTCCGGGGCCGCCGGGCCCCGCGGGAGTCGCAGGATCGCCGGGCGCGCAAGGTCCGGCCGGACCCGCGACGCACCTTCTCGTAGACAGCTTGTCGGTGGGCGAAGACGACGTCTGGGCGATGCTTGGATTCCCGACGCCGCCGGCTAGCACGAGCAGCGGATCGCCCGGCACGCCCGTCAGTTCGCTTCAGTTCAACAACGCCGGGGCGTTCGGCGGAGCGTCCAACTTCATCTACGCGGTGGCGACCGGCACTCTCTCAGTGAGCCCGCCGACGTCCGGTATCTTGATGTCGCTAGCGGCGGTTGCGAACAACTACGCCCTGTCGCTGCAAGGGAACACGACGGCCAACCAGTCCTACGCGCTGCTGATCAGTGCGGGCACGTCTGGTTCGGACTACGGCGTCACCATTCAAAATGCCGCGCAGACGAAACAGTTCCTGCGCATCACGGGTGACGGCACGGTTGCTCTCGGTCTGGTGGGCGCGCAGAACCTGACCGGCATCGGCACGATCAACGCCGCGAACGGATTCTACGTGACGGGTCGCCCGCTCACGGGAACGAACGGCGAGCACATGACGCTGGACCCGGTGTCGCAGGGCGATGACGACGTCTGGGCTCTGCTCGGCGTGCCTGTAGCGCCGGCCACGGGCGGTACGGGCACCCCGGGCGCGCCCGTGAACTCGGTGCAGTACAACGCCGCGGGCTCGTTCGGCGGCTCGGGGATGAGCTACAACAACACCACTGGCGGGTTCAGCGTCGCGACGCCGACGAGTGGTGCCGCGCTGACCCTCAACATGCTCACCTCCACGTGGGGCGCGCTGTTCACGGACGGCACCGTGACTGTTGCGGTTCAAGCGTCTAGTTCCGCCACGTACGGATATATCGGTACGTCGAGCGCGCACTCGCTATCCCTCGTCAGTGGCGGCTTGGGGCGCGTATTGCTCGGCGCGACTGGCGCCGTTTCCGTTGCTGCACCTTCTTCTGCGGGCTTGACCGCGCTCACAGTAACCGGCATCTACACGGCGGCTGCTACCATCCCAGACGTCCTTATCGGGAACGCGTCCGGCGCAACGTTTGGTGACATGCTGATCAACGGTCAGTATTCTTCGGGCGCGCTGTTCTCGCTCGGATCTCTCTACTCCAGCGGCGCGAGTTACCTCGGGTACGGTGTCGGCGCCAACATTGGCTCCGGTACTTTCCAATCCCTAACCGCTGTCGGCGTTGGCCGCGCAGCGATGTCGCTCAGCACGGATGGCATTCATTTCTGGACCGGTCCGTCGCAGACGACAGCGATCGGTTCAGCTCCGACGATGTCGAACCGCATGACGCTGTCGAGCGCCGGCAACGTCACGCTGGCGCTGCCTGACAGCAGCTACGGGCTGCTTGCTTTCGGTAGCGGCACGCAAAACGCGCTCGTCGCGTATAGCACGACTCCCCAAGTCCTCGGGCTTGAGCTTCAAGCGAGCGGCGCGTACTACCAGTTCATAATCGGCAACAATGTCGCGAACGCGTTGTCGATCTCAGCGAACGGCGGTAATGACCTCCTGCGCGTGGAGTCCAGCGGTCGTGTGACCATTCCGCAGCCGACCGGCGTCACTGCGCTCACTGTGAACGGCGTCTCGGCTAGCTATACCGCGCTCTTTCAAGGACCATCTTCGGGGACGTCGCTCGGCTTGCTCGTGCAGGCCGGCACCAACACGTCGGACAAGTGCGCGTACTTCTTGAACGCCGCCGGGTCGACGTCCTATTTCGACATTCTCGGTGACGGGACGACGCTGGTCGGCTCACCGTCAGGCCCGAACCGCGGCGCGGGCACGCTGAACGCGCAAGGGCTGTACATCAACGGGGTACCGGTCCTCACCGGCACTCAGGGCGAGCACAACACCGTTGACCCGGTCTCGCAGGGCGACGACGACGGCATGTGGGCACTGAGCGGCGCGCTGACCACGTCAAACGGGGCCTTGACTTCGTTGGTCGGCGCGCGTGGTTTGTTCGCGAACCTTGCGGTGTCGTATGTTGGCGGCTCCGCCTACATCTATGCGTCTGGCAGCATCGTGTGCAGTAGCGGAGGCGGAAACCCGACATACTTGTCGGCGGCTATGGCCTCTTCGACCACGTTGCCCTATAGCGGTGTTGGTAACGCGTACGGACTAGACACGGGCACACCGACAGCCAACACGTGGTACTACCTCTACGTGGTGACGAACACGCGCTATTCTCCCGGAGGCCCGACCGGAAACGGCTCACCGCTCATCGCATCCCTCAGCTCCACCGGTCCGAGCCCGATGCCAACCGGTTACACGCACTGGGCGAGAATTGGCGCGTTCTACTCCAACAGCAGCAACGTCGTTGTGCCGTTTCAACAATACGGCCGCCGGGTTCGGTACATCATCACGCCGACGTATCTCCCCGCGCTGCCTAATATCTACACCGCGGCGGGCGCATCCGGCAACGTGACGACACCTTCGTTTTTGAACGCCAGTATGGCGTCGGTGATCCCGCCTACCGCATCTGACGTGGCGATTGTTTTGTGGGCGGGTGGCGGCACGGCAATCCTAGCGATCAACCAGTATTGCGGTGGCTACACGAGCACGACAAACCCGCCACCGGTTGCCACACCGCCCGGCTCGTACAACACGATTCTCTGTGAATTACGGGTCGAGAGACCGGGTACGCCCCTGCTTTACTACGCAAGTGCGGCGGCCTCGGCTGCTTACTGCTACGGGTACGACGACAACATCTAACGCGCACTGCGCAGGAGTTCTGATCTCATGGCCGCAAACAAACTGCTTCGCTTCGGCCCCGTCGCCCTTGGCGCGTCCGCCGCGAATATCGTCAACCCCCCGACGCTGACCGGTGGTACGGGCCTCGCCGGCACGAACAGCAACACGTATGTGATCCTGCGTCACATTCGTCTCGTCAACAAGACCGCCGCGGCGGCGACAGCGTCGCTGTTCATCGGCGCGACCGGCGGCTCTGCGGCGGGCACCGAATTCCTCGGCAGCGCGATCGCGATCCCGGCGAACTCGTACGTTGACTACTACGGCGCCACGCGCCTCGACGTCGCGGACTTCCTGACCGGGCTCGCGAGTGCCGCGACCACGATCACGTTCGAGGCGGAAGGCGAGATCGGCGTCGTCTAAGACAAGGGGTGGGGCATGAGCGCGTTGTCAGCGTTGTTTGGTGCCGATGCGATGAAGACCGCCGTAGTCTCGGTGGTGATGGCGACATGTGGTTGGGCGGGCCACACGGTGCTGGAAATGAACGCGCAGAGTAAGGTGCTTGACGAGCACACCGTTCAGATTCAAAAGCTGTTCGACGGACAGGCCGAGACGCACAAGTCGCTGCAGGATGTAACGACGACGCTGACCCGGATGGAAGGCAAGATCGACGTCGTCAACCAGAAGGTCGACGACGACCGCAGTCGCAAGGACCGCAAATGACCGACCCCCGGCTGGTTCAGGACATACAGGCCGCGGAGAGCTGCAGACTCTCCGCGTACAAAGACACCACCGGTCACTGGACGATCGGATGGGGCCACCTGCTTGAGGCTAGTGACGCTTCTGGGCTGCAGTGGACGCAGGAGACGGCGGATTCGACGCTGGAGAGCGACATTAACGCCGCGATGGACGAGGCGTCCAAGCTGCCGGAATGGGCGGCTCTTGATACCCCGTGTCGGCAGAACGCTCTCACGGAGCTGGTGTTCAACATGGGCGTGAAGACGTGGTCCGAGTTCCTCGCCACACGCCACGCCATGATCAACAAGTGGTGGCAGACGGTGCACGATCATCTGCTCGCCAGTGAATGGGAACGCGAGGTGCACGAGGGCCGCGCGGACAGAATCGCGAACTATTTTCTAACGGGGCAGTACCCCGAGGTGAGCACATGACAACTCCACAGACACAGGCAACGATCACGACCCCGACGACTCGCGTACCGGTGCCGCCGGCCACTACCGGAGCGGCGCTCAACGTGGGCGACATCGTCCTCTATTCCTTCGCGATCTCGACCGTCGTCGGCGGCGTAGTTGGCGCCCCGGCGTTGCACACCTTCACGCCGTCACCGACGCAACCGCTCGGCTCCCAGCTCGTGATTCCGTTCGCCTCGATGACCCCGGTCTTCTCGCCGGTCGCCGGCACGGAATACTCCGCGTACTGCTACGACACGGATAGTGTGGGCGACGCCTCGGGCAACACGAACGTCGTGACGTGGACGCAGGCCGAGGCTGCGCCGAACGCGCCGTCGACTTTTACGGTTGGCTGAGGAGCTGGCTCAGCCGGTTATTCAAACGGTTCTGGTGAGGTGAGGCTCATGATCTGCAACAACGGAGACTTGCGCGACTGGTTCGTGATGAGTCTGGTCGGCGCCGCGTGGACCGCGGCGACCGTCTTTCTGTTCATGCACCCGGACTCCGGCAACTTCATTACGTGGGCCACTGTCAGCGCCACCATGTGCGGCGTCTACCACTGGATCGTCATGCGAGATGACAAAGTGAGGGACGCCACATGAATTTCCTCGCCGCACTGCTCAAGTTGGTCCCGGTCTCGTGGTTCGTATGGGGTGCGTTTGCACTCTCGCTCGCGGGCGGCTTCTGGTGGTACACAGACCACGTCGAAGGAATTCAGCACGCGAAGGACGCGGCCGCCGATAAGCGGCTCGCCGACGCTCAGATAGTTCACAGCGAGGAGGTAGAGGCTCGTGCAAAAGTTCTCACGAATGAAGCGTTATCAACTTTCAAGGCCGCTCTGGCCGCTCCTCCTGCTGTCGACGCTCCTCACGTGCTCGTGTGCCCCCGCACCCCAGCGCCCCGAGCAGTGCCCGCAAATGGTGGCGCCAGACCCGCTACTCATGCAGAAGCCGGCGTTCCAGCAGCAGGGCCGGCAGATAATGAACCCGCCGAGCGGGACGTCGGGCCCCCGCTAGACAAGCTGTACGAAGACGCGGACGCGTGGATCGTCGCGCTCCAGAACTACATCACCGACTGCATCGCAGCAGGTATATGCAAAGCCCCGCCCCCGGCATCAGCTTCTCACTGACCATTCCGCCACGCCGCCTTCCCGCGCGCACGACGCGCGAGAAGGTGGAGCGGTTGGAACAGCACCTGCTACAGTATCCGCAGGTGGACCTCAAGACGCAGCACTGCCTGAGCGGCGGCGTCTACGCGCGCTCGATCACGCTGCCGGCGGCCACGATCATCACGGGCGCCGTGCACAAGCACGACCACATAGTGATCGTCACGGGCGACATCACGGTCACGACCGAAGACGGCCCGAGGCGTTTCACGGGCCAGCACGTGTTCCCGGTGGCGGCGGGCAGCAAGCGGGCGGGGTTCGCGCACGCCGAGACGGTGTGGACCACCGTGCACAGCACCAACAAGACGTCTCCCGAGGACATCGAGGACGACCTAGTAGAAGAGGCGGACCGCCTGCAGACGCGGAACCCGCAGCTTGGGATGGCGCCGTTGGCGCTACCGGAGAAAATTCAATGACGTTCGGACTCAGTGCAGTTGCGGTAGGCGCGATCGTCGCGGGAGCCGGCGCCGTTGCCAAGGGGATCACCTCTGCGAACGCTTCGAGCGCCGCCGCGGCTGCGCAAACTGGCGGCATGACGCAGGCGGTCGGCACCGAGCAGAACGCGTACGCGAACACCCAGAACATTTTGGCGCCGTACACCAACATGGGTGGCGGCGCGACAAACCTGCTGGACCAGCTCTACGGCATCGGCGGCGGCAACAGCGGCGCTGGCGGCACGGTCGGCACGACGCAGGTAGGCACCAACACCGTTACCGGAGCTGGCGGCGGGGGCGGCAGCGGAGGTGGGGGCGGGGGCACTTCAACAGGCGGCGCCAATCCGAACAACGCGAACTACGCCGGCTTCTACAACTCGCCGAACTACCAGTTCGCGCTCACGCAGGGCGAGAACGCGATCAATCGCAACGCCTCCGCGAACGGGAACCTCTACTCGACCGCGACGATGAACAACGAAGACACCTACGCGCAGGGTGTCGCGAGTCAGCAGTACCAAAGCTACGTCGGCAACCTGCTCAGTATGGCTGGCATGGGCCAGACGGCGGCGACGAACGTCTCGAACGCCAATCTCAGCACGTCCGCCAACATCGGCGCGGCGCAGATGGGCATCGGCAACGCGAACGCGAGCGGCATCCTCGGTAACGCTGGCGCGTGGAACAGCATGATCACAGGACTCACGAGCCCGGGCAGCGGCGGTGGCGCCAGCGGCGGTGCCAGTGCACTCAGCGGTATCTTGAGCCTGTTCTCGTAAGGGGATGAATAATGGCTGACCTTCCGGTGACCCCGCTCGCCAATTACGGCGACCTCCTGTCCTCGCAGACGACCGCCAACGCGAACGCGGCGAGTTCCTACGCCAACGCGGGGCTCGCGAGTGCGCAGACGACGGGCGCCAATCTCGCCAATCAAAAGTCACAATTGCAGCTCGACGTCTTGAAGAAGTACATGAGCGGGATGCAGGCGCCAGCGGTCAACGACTCGACGCCCATGGCGGACGCGTCCGGAACCGGTGGTGGGGGTGGCAGCGATTCCGCTATTTCCAGCGCCGACGCTGGCAGCGCGCTAACCAACCTCGCCGGGGGCGCCTCGGATGCCGGCGCCGCGCTGGTCGGCGGTGCGGGTGGCGGCGCTGGAAACATCGGCGGCGCTGGCGATGACAGCACACCCACGCTCGCTACGGGTGGCACGCCCGCGTCTGGCGGCGCTGGGGGCGGTACGTCGGCGGCTGCGTCGATTGGGCTCGATCCGGGGCACATTGATCAGACGGCCCAGCGGAACTTTGCGGTGAAGCCCATTTGGACGCCGCAGGAGCTGCAGCAGTATCAGACAGCCGCCACCATGAAGATGATGGGGCTTCCCGACCTGACGGCGAACGTCACGGCCATGCACGATGCCCGCATTCAAACAGCGTCGAGCAAGGCGCAGCTCGCCGCGAGCAACTTCTACGACCAGTCGGACGCGATCGCGAAGGCGGATCCCGGCACGGCGCTCGGGCTGCTGAAGGCGTATCACCCGGACATGGGCAACCAGATCGACCAGCTCGCGAAGAAGAACGGCTGGACGCCTGAGCAGACCGACGGCTTCGTGCGTCAGTACGCGACCGAGGCCGGCAACGCCGCGCACCGCTACTCGGGGCGCGAGATCACGGTCGGTACCGACGGCGTCGCGCGTGATGCGCAGACGAACAACCCGGTGCTCGGCGGCAACCCGACCGGGCTCAGCTCGAAGGACTGGAGCGAACTCGGCACGAAGGCCGATGCGATCGTCACCGTCACGCGCAACGGGCGCGAGATGCAGGTGCCGCAGTGGCAGGCGGACGGCGCGACCAGCAAGGCGCAGTGGGTCAACATGCAGGGGCATCAGGCCAACATCGCAGCAGGTTCGGCCGCCGGTACAGCGCCGGCCGCGAACACCTCGGGCACCGCGCCCGCTGCGGCCCCAGCCACGGCCCCGGCCGCGAAAGGTGGCTCGCCGAACGCCGGCACCCTGCCGTCGCAGCTCACGCCAACGCAGCAGGCGTACGTGCAGAGCGGTCCCAAGGCACCGGCTTTCCTCAACACAGGCAACGCGAAGCCGAGTCCGGGCGAAGTCGAGGCGCAGACTGCATACACGAAGGCGACGAACGCGCTCCTGAGCGAAGCGACGACCGGCGCGCAGACTGCGCAGACGACGCTCGTCAACGTGAATCGCGCCGCGGCCGCGCTCGACAAGTCCACGACCCTTGGCCCCGGCTCCGCGGGCTGGGCCGAAGTGCAGACCGTGTTCCGTAACTGGACCGGTCAGCAGGCCGCGGACGCGATCGAGAACAGCGCCGCGATGCGCCAGTTGCTCGGCAAGGAACTCGGTCAGGACCAGCTCAACACGATCCTGTCGAAGTTGCATGGCGAGGGCGCGCAGGTGCGTCTCGGCGCGCAGGAGTCGGGGCTCATCCTCAACTCACTGAGCGCGAATCCGGACCTGTCGCGCTTCGCGGTCAAGCAGATGCTCGACTGGGAGAAGAGCGACGCGCAGTACGAGATCGGCAAGTCCCGCGCGGCTCGTGCGTGGGTGAACGCTGGCAACGACTCGCGCCAGTTCGACTATGAGGATCGCTTCCCGCGGCCCTCGAACGTGCAGACCGGCATGACCGGCGAAGCGCCGCCGAACAATCCGCCGGGCGTCGGCCAGTCGGGACAGATTCAGCGCGCGGCGCCGGTCACGGTGAAGACTGCCGCTGACTACGCGAAACTGAAGTCGGGTCAGACGTACGTCGACCCGAATGGTGTCACACGGACGAAGGGTTGATCATGGCGAACACTGCTGCCCCGTGGGAAGCGGATGCACCGGTCGCGAGCGCTTCGAGCGCGGCGCCGGCTGCGCCGTGGGAGGCTGATGAGCCGGTCGCTGCGCCGAAGACGACAGCGTCTGGCGCCGCGAGCGCGATCGCGACCGGGCTCAACAAGGGCGTCACTGACGTGCTCGGGCTCCCGGTCGACACCGCGCGCAACGTCATGGAAGTCGGAAAGGCCGCCGCCGGCACCGCGTATCATGAAGCGACCGGCAACGACATTCCCGACTGGCTCCAGCCCGCGAGCCCCGAGGAGCAGGCGAAGACAGTCGGCAGCACCGGCTGGTGGCGCCAGAAGGCGGCCGATGCCGGCGCGGGCGGGTTCCTGCAGCCGAACGGCGAGGACACGACCACGAACCGTGTCCTGTCCGCGGCCGGGGAAGGCGTTGCCCCGGGCTTGATCGGCGCACCTCTCCGAGCGCTTCCGGTCGCTGCCGCCGCGACGGCCGGCGCTGCGATGGGCGCGGCCGGGCAGGGCGTCGGCGAGGTCACGGACAACCCGGCGCTCCAGACCGCCGCCAGCGTCGTAGCAGGCGCGGCGACAGGCCACGCGGTCGCCAAGGCCACTGCCCCCAAGACTGCCGCTCCGGCCGCCCCGGTGCCTCCTGTTGCCCCGGGCGGCTACTCTCCCGAGGAGCTGCACGCCGCCCCGATGCCGGAGCGCTTCGGGGGCCCGGCGCAGGGCGCCAAGCCGGCCCCGGGCGCTGAGCCCGGCCCCGCGGCTCCGGCGGCGCCTGCCGCCCCGCAGGCGACCGCAGAGCCGATCCAGACCGGCCACCGGGTCGACGGCAACACGCACACGGTGACGACTGCTGCCGGCGCCAAGCTGACGGCGGTTGCCGACCAGGAGCAGGGCACGCTGCGCGTCAACCACGCCGAGGTGCCCGAGGACGCGCGCGGTCAGGGCCAGATGGTGGCCGCTCAGGAGCGCCTGAACGCCGAGGCGCAGGCCCGCGGCTTGGCGCACCAGAGCGACACTCGCGTGTCCGAGCCCGAGCAGAACGTCTACGCGGCGCTGGAGCGGCGCGGCTACCCGGTCAAGGAAAACCCGAACACGGTCGACCCCGGGACGGGCGAGAAGGTCAGCAAGAGCGAGCTAAAGCCGGTCTACGAGGTCGGCCCCAAGGCCGCCGGAGAGGCGCCCAGCGCCGCTGCCGAGCCCGGGGCTCCCAAGGCCCCGGCCCCCAAATTGCCGGTCGACCTGAGCGGCAAGGCGCCGTTCTCGATGCTGTCGGCGGAGAAGGCCGGCAACACGCCCGAGCAGAACGCAGCCGCGACGGCGGAGCTGGCGAACCAGCTCAAGGCGTTCGGCGTGCCGCACACGCCGACGCTCGGCAACTACAAGGGCAGCACCGAGAATTCCTTCGCGGTGCAGACCCCGACCCCGGGCGCACGATCGCTCGTCGAGGGGCTCGCCAAGGTCCACGGGCAGGAGTCCGTGCTCCACGTCGACCCGAACGGCAACAGCGTGCTCCGTTATGCGGACGGCCACACCGAGCCGGTCGGCAAGTGGGGCCCGGTCGAGCCCGAGGCCGCGCAGGGGCTCGACTCGTGGACGCGCGACGCGAACGGCCAGCACTACGCGGCGACGCCCGCGGGTGTCAAGCCGAAGGCCGCGCCCGCGCTCAAGCCGCAGACCGAGAAGCCGGTGTCCTTCGAGCCGCCGACGCGCGAGGGCGCGCAGACCGGCCCGGTGCCCGAGGCACAGCAGGCCGAGCGCGAGGCGACGCTGCGCCAGCTCGTGCCGCACGGCCTCAAGGAAGTGCGCGAGAGCGCCATCACGGGCGACACGCGCGAGGCCGGCACCGACGTCCAGACCTCGAAGCTGACCGGCAAGACCGGCGGCGGACAGGCGGGCGCGCGCATGGCCGAGGTGATCGCCAACGAGCGCGCCGCGCTGCACAGCATGGCCGAGGATCTTGTCGACAAGAGCGGCGGCACGAGCGGCAACGACCAGATCGACCGCGAGCGTCGCGGTCGCACGATGACGGCGCCGATCGAGGCGTACGAGGCACACCTCGAAGACCTGATCAAACAGCATTACGCGATCGCCACCGAACGCGCGCAGGGTCGGCCGTTCCAGCTCGGCGACACCGGCAACATCCTCGCCAAAGAGAAGGCGCAGTTCCTCGGCACTACCGAGGGCAAGCAGCTCTACGAAGGCGTGATGGCGCGGGCGAAGGAACTCGGCCTCACGGGCGCGAACGACACGTTCAACCCGGCGACGGTCGAGCAGGCGGAGCAGTTCCGCCAGTACCTGAACGACAACTGGACGCCGCGCACCGCGCGCCTGATCGGCCGCCTCAAGGGCGCGCTCGACCTCGACGTCGCGAAGGTGGCGGGCGAGGACATCTACAAGGACGCGCGCGACGTCCGCTCGCTGCAGGGCAAGGTGCTCGAAGAGCCCGAAGGCGTGCAGGCGCTGCGCAAGCCCGACGATCGGCTCGGCATCAATCGCCCGGTCGACCTCGAAGACATCCCGAAGCACGTCGCCGGGCTCGGTCGCGAGCAGCTCGCGCACCTCGTCGACGTGTACAAGATGGCAGCGAAGGTCTCGCCCGAGATGGCGGAGCGCTCCGCCGCCGCGCTCAACGAGCTGCGCGCGCACTACGCGAACGAAGTGCTCGCGGCCGGCAGCGACAGCAACGCACCGAACGGCGCGTGGAACGTCAAGAAGGTCAACGCGTACCTGAAGCAAAACATCGGCGGCATGTCGCTCGTGCACACGCCCGAGGAGCTGCAGCAGTACAAGGTGCTCAACGACGCCGGCAACTACCTGCGCATGGATCGCTCGTATCCGGGCGCCGTCGCGCAGGGGCTCAACCTCAAGGCCCGCGCGGTCGAGGGCGCGCTCGGCCATGCCGAGACGGTCGGCGCGCTGCTCGGGCACATCCCGGGCGCCGTGATCGGCTACGGGCTGGAGAAGATGGGCGGCAAGTTCATCGAGAAGTCGCTCGCCAAGTCCACGGAGGCACGCATCCGGCGGCTCGAACCGCCGGAAGCCGGTCCACCGGGCCCTAACGGCGGTGGGCCGGGCGAGACTCCGCTCGGTCAGACCGCCGCCGGCAAGAGTCAGTCGGGGGCGATCGGGGTGCGCAAGGCCGGCGCCTCGAAGAGCGAGCCGATGGTGACGCTGCGCCACTTCAGCAGCCAGCCCGATCTCAAGACGATCAACCCGGAGATGCAGGGCACCGGCACGCGCGGCACCAACGCCGAGCGCAACCGCTCGACGAAGGTCAGCGCGTTCTATCCGGAGAAGATGAACGCGGAGCAGCCCGAGAAGCTGGTGACGCAGGGCGCGCCGCACCAGTACACGGCACAGGTGCCGAAGTCGCGGCTCTACGACGCGGTGAACGATCCGGACAACCTGCGCAAGGGGAAGTCCTTCGACGCGTACGAAGCCGCGATCAAGAAGGCTGGTTACGCAGGCTATCACGTCGACAACCCGGACTATCCGCTCATGCACGGGCAGGCGCGGCTCTTCGAGTCCGTGCCCGCGACGAAGGTCGGCGGTCCGGGCGGCGGTCCGGGCGGCAAGCCGCTCGGTCAGTCTGCGTTCGGCAAGGGTCAGCGTGGCAGCGTCGGCTGGCACGGTACACCGCATGAATTTGAACCCGAAGAGGGACACCCGTTCGGTCGGTTCCGTGCAGAGAAGATTGGCACGGGCGAGGGTGCACAGGTGTATGGGCACGGAGTGTATGTCGCAGAAAATCCCGACGTGGCCCGCAGCTATCAGAAAGTTCTGACTATGCGGAAGGGTGTTGATCTGTGGACTCCCGAGCTGCGGGCTCAGTTGCCGGAGCTACCGACGCGTGCGCAGCAAGATCGGTTCATTACACTGAACATGAAGATGCGCGCCACCGGGAATTTGCCGTCCGCGGAAATGGCCGAATGGCATAAAGCCAAAGCCGCTAACACGGCGTACGATGACGCTGTAGCGCGACTACAGCCTAAAGGCGCGCTTTATCACGTGGATGTACCCGACGAGCACGTTGCGAAGATGCTTGACTGGGACAAACCGGTCGGTAAACAGCCTCAAGTAGTGGCTGCGCTTCGGTCTCTCACGACCGACAAGAATCCGTATCTTCGGAACCTCGCCAAGCCTGAAACGGTTAACGCCATGACCGGCGAGCAACTGTACCACGCGATCTCGAACATTGCGGCAGGTGGCACTGGGCGTTGGGACTACGGTCACAAGGGTGGTATCACAGACCGCGACCCGCGTACCGCGAGCGCAGCCCTGCATCAGCTTGGCATTCCGGGCGTGAAGTATCTGGACGCAGGTAGTCGAGGTAAAGGCGAAGGTTCTCGCAACTTCGTCCTGTTCGATCCTAGCATCGCGAAGATAATCGGTAAGGACGACTACCGGCTCCCCGGGGACAAGCCGTTGCCGATTGAAGAGATCAACAAGCACCTCACGCCCGAGGAGCAGAAGCAGACGGCGCGCAAGAACGTCGCCGCGAACGTCGTGAACATCTTCCACGAACTGCCGCCGACGCACGAGCTGGCGGCGGCCGCGCTCGCTGGCGAAGCCAAGCGTGGCTGGTACAGGAACGCGGCGAACGCGATCCACACCGTGTTCGGCGGCGACGCGCCGCGGTTCACGGCGCTCCTCGCCGCGATGTCGCCGCAGGTGAGCGTCGAGTCGAACTTCCACAACGCTGTGCAGACGTTCGTCAACTGGGATGCCGCCGGGCGCCCGACCGATCCCGCTAAGATCAAGGCGATCATGGGCAAGTCGGTGCAGGGCGACAAGGGCGAGGCTAGCGTGCTCGACGCGTGGACCAACAACAGCATTCGCGCGCTGACGCACCCGGACCCGGAGAGGGTGCCGATGCTCAGCGGCCCGAAGGTCAACTCATTCCTCCAGAACCTGCGCGACAACGTCCACGAGGTCACGAACGACGCGTGGATGTCGGCGTTCGCAAACCTCAACCCGGCGAAACTGGGCGGCTCGATGAACAAGAGCGGCCCCGGCAAGAGCAGCGCCTACCTCGCGTACAACGCCAAGGTGCGGCAGGCGGCTGCGATGCTCACGCATCTCACGGGTGAGCAGTGGACACCGGCCGAGGTGCAGGAAACGGTGTGGTCGTGGGCGAAGACCGCGTACGAGCACGCCGACGCTGCTGGTCAGACGAAATCAATCCCCGAGCTGGTGAAGGACAAGGACATCACGCATGACCTCATTCGCGGCACCTCAGACTTCCACAACCTCTTCGCCCACCCCGTCCACGCCGCCGCCCTCCGCAGCGCCGGATACGGTAGCGGCCTTGAGCAGCTACATGGAGCGCAGGGAGCGGCCCCCGTCGAGCCCACTGCAAGCAAAGCGCGGGCGTCTGCTCAGCGCGCTCTCGCGCCTCACCTGATGAACGCGGCGCAGCGCCTCGAAGGCGTGCGCCAGCAACGGGCTGCGGAGCGTGCCGGCGGCAAGCCGGTGACGCAGGCCGAGAAAGATGCAATCGAAAACTGGTAGGACTCACGCATGACCGCACCCTCTGGCATTCTGTTCTCCGACCCGCAGGTGAAGCCGCTCTCGATCGCGGGGCAGTTTCAGGCCGGCTGCTATCTGCAGTTCTACTTCACTGGCGGCACGACGCCGGCCGCGGTCTATCAGGACGGCGCGCTCACGACGCCGTTCTCGCCTGCCGGTCAGGTGACGTCCGACAGCGCGGGCCGCTTCCCGCCGATCTACCTAAACCCGAGCACGGTCTACCGGGTGCAGCTCTGGAGCGCTGGTGGCGCGAAGCTGGAAGACGTTGACCCGTACCTGCCCGGGGCGAGCACTGCGAACGCCGCGCTCAGTCTCTACGCGGTCGACAGCGGCGCCGCGAACGCGTACATCCTGACCGCCGCGACCAGCGGCTTCAGCTCGTACTCGAACGGCGTGATGTTCTACTGGAACGCAACCCACGCCAACACTGGCGCCTCGACGGTCAACGTCAACGGGCTCGGTATCGTGAATATCACGAACTCGGATGGCACGCCGCTGGTCGCCGGGCAGATCGCGCCCGGGAACATCAATTTCATCATGTACCAGAACGGCGCGTTCATTCTGGTCTCGATCGTCAACCAGAGCGGCGCGACGACGTGCTACTCGCTGACCACGACCTCGCTCGGCACGGGTCTGACGGTCGATGGCAATGGCATAATCGACGGCAACCTCACGGTGCTCGGCTCGCTGATCGGCCCCGGCGTCGCTTCTGCGAGCATCAAGGGCACGTTCAAGAACCTCGCGGTCTCGACCAACGGCACGAACAACAACATCGTGATCACCGCGGACGAGCTGGCGCTGGAGACGGCGGCCAACCTCTACTACAACGCGCGCAGCGTCAACGTCACCGTCGCCGGCACGGCGGTCGGCGTGGCGAATGGGCTCGACACCGGTTCGCTCGCGACGAACACGTGGTACTCGCTGTGGATCATCTACAACGGGACGACTGTCGCCGGCCTGATGTCGCTGAGCCCGACCGCGCCGACGCTGCCGAGCGGCTACACGTACTACGCCCGAGTCGGCTGGATCCGCACCGACAACGGCTCGAAGTACCCGCTGTCGATGCTGCAGTTCGGCCGTCGCGCGCAGTGGAAGCTGCAGTCGAGCGGCAACCTGACCGCGCTTCCGCAGCTCGTGTCCGGCGCGGCTGGCTCGACGATCACGCCGACGTGGGTCAGCGTGCCGCTCGCCTCGACCGTGCCGCAGACGGCTACGAAGGCGCTCCTCACGGCGCAGACGCTCATCGCGACGCTCATGGTGGCGCCGAACAACGCCTACGGTGCGTACAACTCGACGAGCGCCCCGCCGCCGTTCGTGCTCAGCAACACGAACAACGGCATCACCAACTCTCTCATCGAGATGCTCATCGAGAATCCGGGCACCGCGCCGAACTTCTATTACGCGTCGTCCGGTCCCTGCTACGTCTGGGGGCTCGGCTGGGAAGACAACTTCTAAAGGCCGAGTTTGAAGTAGTGCACCGAAGATGGGCCCGCGTGGGCCCATTTTCTTTTGGGCACGTAGAAACGGAAGCCGCACAGGATCAGGTTCGTGATCGAGGCGTAGTTGTCGAGCAGCGTATAGGTCACGATGCGCGCGTGCGGCTGGTGCTCGGCGATCCAACGCACGCGGTCGCGGATCATGCGCCGCTGGAGCCCGCGCCCTCGTACGCGGAATGCCACGGCCGAGCGTGACAGGAACGCCTCCATTGGCGACGGGGAGTGGAGGATCGCAGAACAGAACCCGGCGACGCGCGGGGGCGTGCCGCTGTAGTAAGCCCAGAACGTATGATCGTCGCCGACCCAGTCATCGGCGGCGAACGCCAGCGCGTGGATCTCGCGCGCCTCCTCGACGTCCAACGAGCGCGCCGTGATCTTCACAGATCGAACCCGAGGGCACCGACTGAGATCCCGGGGGCGGCATCGAGCGAATATGACGGTGGGTTCCCCCGCATAGCGTGCGGGTACACCTGCGCGGCCTCGGCCACTTTCCGCTCTTCCTCGGCCTGCGCAGCGCGCTCCGCCTCGATGTCGAGCTGGAGCTGCGCCTTCAGCCGCCAGATTGCCTTGGCGAGGTGCCACTGACCGTCCGTGTCCTTCTTCACGCCGCTCGCGTAGTCGAGCTGGTGACGAAAGGCCGTGTTCATCTGGTCAGTGGACTTCTCGCGCGCCCAGTGCAGCCGCTGCCCCGGATTGTGCTGCTCGTTGCCGGCGACGGCGACGCCGACCTCGGCCATGAACGCGTCGGGGAAATACTCCGTCAGGTAGGCCCACGCCTGCAGACGCTTGCGGGCCTTGTCGTCGGTGGGGAGCAGGCTCATGGCATGTTCTCCTCTAGGGTGCGGCGCACGTAGTGGTCGTCCGCGTCGACGATATGCGAGAAGCGGGTGACCATCACGTCCTTCAGGAAGTCGCGGAAAGTGACATAGGACGCCTTCGCGAACTTCTTCCCGGTGAGCAACCCCACGAACGCTTCGAGACGCGCGCCGCGGGAATACCACCAACGATCGAGGAATACGATGCCGTCGACGTTGTCGGAGATCAGCTTGACGTCGCGCGCCAGCGTCTCACCCCACGTATGACCGGCAAGCGCTTCTGCGGTCAGCTTGCCATCGGGCGAGGCCCACGCCGCCGCCTGCATCTCCGGCGGATCTTCCTCGTGCGGCGAGATGATGTGCATGCCGCGCGAGCGCAGCACTTTCGCCGCCTCCTCGAACGCCGGGAAGTTAAACTGCGGAATGCCGGACATCGGCCCGGCGAGGTACCACTTCATGGGAGGATCTCCGTGTAGACGTCGCCATTCTGGGCAATCTTCGTGCTCTCGTACGGCGCGAGCACGCGCCGCTTGAACTCGTCCGCCGCGTCCTGCGCCGCTGCGATCGCATCGCTGATCGTGTGATAGGTCTTGCCGCGCCGAGCGACAAAGCTAACCATCGCACGCGTGATCACGTAGTTCAGCTCCCCTTTCGTCTGGGGTAACTCCTGCGCGATCACCGTGCGTGCGTCGAGCCATTGGCGCCGCGCCGGTTCAATGTAAGGCATCGCGTTCTCCTAGCGTTGAATGCTGACCCAATCCTTCGACTTCGGTTTCGGCTGGCTCGTCGCGTACACCGGCATCCGGTACGTGATGCCATGCCGCGGGTGCGTCACCCAGAGCCCTTGCGTCGGCAGCTCGAACGGGAAGTTGCCGGTATAGGCGTACTCGTCGTAGCCCTTCAGCGACCCGTTCACGATCAGCCGCGTGAGCATCATGAGCTGGTGCCAGTGCCCGAGCAGGAGCGTGTCGTACTCCATGTCGATCTGCATGTTGCGCGAGCGCTTACGGTGATCGCCGCGAATGATCGGACCGAGCGCGCCGATCATGCCGTCGCCGCCGCTAAACTGATCGCCGTGCGTGAGCAGGTAGCGGTAGTCGTAGATCCGGTATGCAGCGTCCGAACCATCAGGGATGAAGAACGTGATGCGCCGGTCGCGCTCGAAGTGTTTCGCGAGGAACTGATACAGCAGCCAGTCGAAGCTGGTGTGATGCCGGTCCTTCGCCCACGTCTTGCGCGTGTCGCGTCCGTGGTTGCCCGTGACGCACGGCAGGAACACGTGGCCGAAAGCATCAGCCAGCCGCTCGATCGCCACGATGAGCTGCCCGTAGAGATCGAGCACGGTCGGCATCGTGTTGAGTTCGTTCGTCGCGGCCAACTCCTCGTGGATGTTGCCGGAGATCATGTCGCCGCCGAGCGGCACGACGATGCCCGGGTAGTCCATGTCGCGGTCGAGGATCTTGCAGAGGTGGATGCCGGTCTCGACCGTGTACTGCAAGCGATCGCGCGCGATCGCGAGATTGTACCGATTGACGCCGTTGATCTGCCCCGGGTGCACGACCTCGCCCCAGTGGAAGTCGCTCAGGAAGAGCGTCGGCACGCCCGGTGACGACGCCTTCGACAGCTTCGAGTTGAGCCAGCGCGGCGCCTCCAGCGTCGCCGTGCGCTCGCACAGGCCGCCGATGATCGCCTTGATCGCGGCTGCGTCCGCGCTCTGCTGGTTGGCGCGCTTCAGCTCCGCCTCCAGCCGCTTCACCTGCCCCTGCAGTGTTGCGTCAATCTTGCTCGTTAAGCCACCGACGTTGAGCCGGACGCGGGCGGAGTCGAGCCGGGCTTGGAACGTGACCCGAGGGAGCCCGAGCGCTGCCGCCGCCTGTCGCTGGTTACCGTGCTTTGCATAGGCGTCAAGCGCCTCCTGCAGCTTCTCGTTGCTCAATGGAAGGGCCATGTGATCTCCGTTAGTGTCTACGGCTGCGGGCGAGCATGAGCGCGTCCTGCACCGAGATTTTCCCGTCAACACGCTCAACCGCTTCTTCGTCCACGGTACCCTGAGCGACCAGATAATATTCGAGCACGCCGCGATCGTGGCCGGACTGGAACTGGCGCACCGGGCCGATCCGTTCGTTCACCTGCGTGCGCAGCTCCGCGTCCCATATCTGCGAGTAGTGGCAGATGGCGCGGCCGCCGTCTTGGAAGTCGAGCCCGTGGCCGCCCTCGGCCGGGTTGAGCAGGAGCATGTCGATCTTGCCAGCCTGCCAATCGAGGCGATCCTTCTCGCCGCGATAGATGCGCGCGTGCGGGAACGCCTTCTTGATGCGCGGCGCGTCGAACTTCCACCAGTAGACGATCATCAGCGGCTCCTGCAGCTCGTCGACGAGTTCCTGCAGCACTTCGTTCTTCGCGTCGTGCACCTCGTGCGCGGCGCCGTGCTCGTCATAGATCGAGCCGGACGCCAGCTCCAGCAGCTTCTGCGACTTCGCCCCGGCATTGAACGCCTCGATCGGCGTGTTGTTCCACTCGACGAAGAACTGCCGCTCCATCTCGTCGTACGCAGCGCGCGCCTCGGGCGGCAGCACGACCGGCTTCACCGTGCGGACCGGCTTGTCGATGTCGAACCAGTCCTCCACGCGCAGCGCCAGCATGACGTCGGCGAGCCGCTCGTGGATCTCCGCATCAGCGCCCTCGCGCATCGTGATCTTGCGCGTGTACTTGTTCTCAAGGAACCACTTGTCCATGTACGCGGTGTAGGTGCGTCCGAGCCGCACGCCGAAGTCCACGAACCAGAACTGGCCCCAGAGATCCTTGAGCCCGTTCGGCGCGGGCGTACCGGACAGGTTCACCCAGCGGCCGGTCTTCTGCACGATGTGGGACAACGCCTGCGAGCGCACGCCGGCCGCGCCAGCGGCCATGCGGAAGTTCTTCAGCTTCGTGCTCTCGTCAGCGATCACGATCTTGAACGGCCAGTCGTGGCCGAGCGTCCTGATCAGCCATTCGAGGTTCTCGTAGTTGATCGTGTAGACGTCGGCCTTCGGAGCGCGCAACTGCTCCAGCCGCTGCTCGCGCGAACCGGTCAGCTTCCGGACCTTGAGCCACTCGAAGCGATCCCACTTTTCACCCTCGTTCGTCCACACGTTCTTCGCCACGTTCTTCGGCGCCACGACGAGCGCCGGGAAGAAGGTGCTGCCGGCCAGCTTCAGGACGTCGAGCACCAGATAGACGGTCGACGTCTTGCCAAAGCCCGGCGGCGCCGCGAGCATGCACCGCGGCGTGTCGAGGATGAACCCCGCGCTGAGATCCTGATACTCGCGCGGAACGAAGATTTTGCGTTCAGCCGCCAAAGACCCCCGCGATGTAGTTGTCGACCTTTGCCTTCGTGTCGATCACGCGCACGACGATGCCCAGCTTGGCGCGGCGCTCGTGGTCACGCACCTGATCCGCGCGCGGCTTCTTGCCCGGGGCTTTGGTCTCCACCAGCTCCATGCGCGGTGTGTTGGGTTCGTTCCGGTACGGGATGGTTACGAGCCGGTCCGGCACGCCCTTCCGCCCGGGGCTCACGTGCTTCTCGCACAAGCCGCCGCACTCTTCCACCCGCTTGCGCAGGTACGCCTCAACTACCGTTTCGCGCACTGTCGATCTTCCTTACCACTTCGGACATTGTCGGCGCCCGGTGAAGCACGGTGCGCAGCGTGAAGAACACCGCCTCGGCCTCGAACGGGTGCGTGCAGATCCACCGGAAGCGCTCCACGTGCTTCTCCACGCGCGAGAGCGCCTCGCGCGCGTCGTCCACTTCGTTCATCTCGTTATCGTTTCCCATAGCGGGGGTTCACCCATCCTGCGGCCGCCAGCGGCAAGCCTGTATTCCAGTCGGTGTGCTTCACCATCAGCTCGATCAGCCGCGCCTTCGGGTACGAGCCGACCGGCACGTCGAGCACGATCTCATCGTGCACGTGCAGGCAGACGGCGGTCCGCTCTTCGGGCGGCAGCTTGGCGAGATAGGTTGCGATAACCGGGACCGTCAGCGTATCGTCGTGAACGCGCAAGATCCCAACCCGCAGGCAGTCGTTGGCGATCGCCTGCACGATGTTCTCGATGAACAGGCCCGACCACGAACGCTCGCGGCGCCACTGCTTGCCACGCGCGGTGCAGTAGCTGATCCACTCGCGGTGGATCGGCTTGCCGCTGTCCGGATCGGTCTCGATCGCATGGTGGACCTTCGGCGCCGCGTACAGAAGACGGCGGCCCGATGGGAGCTGTATGATGAGCCACGACGGCGTGCTCCAGATGAGGCACTTGCCGACCTTGATCGCGGCGGAGCCCGGGTTCTTCACCGCGAACTTCACCGCATTGTCGACGTCGTGCTTGAGCTGGTTGATCTTCGAGTTCGCGGTGCGATAGAGCTGCACGAGCACGTGGCACGCGAGGAAGACCTTGTATTCGAGCAGGTAGTCCTCGCCCGTGAGGAACGCCCGGCGCCACGCCTTCTCGGCCTTGCGGAGCTGGTCTTCGGTGGCGCGCGGCAGGACGATGTCGACGAGCGGCTCCAGCGGCATCTGGTAGCTGGCCGCCATCGTGACGAGCGCGCCGACGCCGCCGCCGAAGCCGCAGGCGAGATCGACGACCTTGCCGGACTGGCGCTCCGTGTCGTTCACCGCGTCCACCGGGACGCCGAAGAACTCCGCGAACAGCAGCTTGTATGTGTCCTTGCCCGTGCCTGCGTCCTGCGCGCGGTACGCGGCCAGCTTCCACTCCTCGCCAGCGATCCACGCGACGATGCGGCCCTCGATGTTCGAGTAGTCCGCGGCCACCAGCTCGTTGCCGAGCGCGGCCTTGATCGTGTGGCGCATGCAGAGGGCGCCGGCCTCGTTGGGGCCGCCGTACGCTAGGCGCCCGTCGAGCGCGGCGCCTGAGTAGACCGCGGGCATCACGACTTCGTCGATATACTTCGCCTTGACTGGCTGCAGCTCGACCGTGCCGTCTTCCTTCTGCACCATGACGACCGGGCGCGTCATGTTCTGCGGCTGGAAGCCGCGGCCGCTCTCGCGCCCGGTGCGGCCGGCGCCGTTGAACTGCAGCGTCTGGCGCATACGCGCGCCGGGACCGACGTTGCGCAGCCCGGTGCGATACTTCGAGCCGCTCGACTTGCCGGCCTCCAATCGCGTCTCGATCAGGAAGCGCGCCTCCGGGCTCAGCTCATCCGACTCCAGCATCGTGCGCAGCTCGGCGGCGCGCATGTTCGGAATGTCGAGCCCGAGCTGCTTCTGCAGGTAGTCGAGCAGGCGGTTCCGCTGCGTGGCGGCCGTGACGCGGCCGTTGGTCGCCTGCGCGATCTCCATGTCGTGCCGCTCTT